GTATGTATATTAACATACATACGATTTAAACAATCTGTGTAACTAATAAGAAAATGATAGAAGTATCCATTGTCACACCAACGTATCATCGTCGCCCCTTTATTCCAGCATTGATACAAATCTATCAACAGCAAACGTTTCCAAAGGAAAAAATGGAATGGATCATTTTGGATGATGGGCGAGACAAGGTAGAAGACCTATTCAAAGAAGCATCCATCACAAATCTTCGATACATCCATCATCCTGAAAAAATGCGAATTGGTGAAAAGCGTAATCGGTTAAACAAGGAGGCAAAGGGTGCCATTATTATTGCGATGGATGATGATGACTATTATCCGCCACAACGTGTGCAATCGGTAGTGGATGCCTTTCGAAAACATCCAACTATTCAGCTTGCAGGTTCATCCAAGATGTACATGTATTATATAGATACCAAAAAGATATACAGTATTGGTCCACATGGACAACATCATGCAACAAATGGAACGATGGCGTGGAGAAAGAAATATTCTGATACCCATCGATATGATGAATTTGTCACAAAAGCAGAAGAAGTATCTTTTTTGGAGAATTATGTATATCCAATGATTCAATTAGATCCCAAATCAACGATTCTTGTGATTTGTCATACGGATAATACGGCGGATAAAAGTAAATTACGAGAAGAGCACGAAAAAGCAGGTCAACATCCGCATAAAATGAAAGAAATGGCGTATCATTTGGAAGATATCGTAACCGATCCTTATTTACGAGAGTTCTATCATACTCTCCCTACCCTATTAGAGTCCCTATAGCCTAAAGGTTGCTAATTAGAATTATCTAATAGAGAGATGACCGATGGTCTATTGTATGATAAATTAGTTGTATTAAATGATGTCTATCGTAATACCTTACCATTACCCCTTCTGAATACGACATCCTATCCAAAAATCAAAACACCTCTTTATCCTCATCAAACTTCACTTGTCAATGGAATGCATGCATATCGTGATAAGATGATACGTGGATTTGTAGTAGGAAATCAAGCGATTAATGGAAAAATCGGAATTGTAGGAGATCCATCAGGAACAGGAAAGACACTGAGTATTCTTGCATATCTTGCGTCACAACCTACTCTCTTTCCACGAATGACATGTGAATTAACAAATCATTCCTCTAAATATTTCTTTTCTCATGAAATGGTTACGTTATCGGAACACTCCACTAATTTGATTATTGTGCCACATAGTTTATTTGGTCAATGGCGTCATGAAATTGAAAAACATACCACCATAAATTATGTACCCATTGAAACGAGACGAATGATAAAGGGTGATACCCTTACACAAGCAATCATTGGTAGTCAATTTGTATTAACTACGAATAAATGTTACCGTTATATACAAGAATATGCTACTGAACATCATATTCAATGGAATCATATCATCATCGATGAAGCATCGTCTATCTATTTACATTCATCGGATCCACCTCTTTCCTTTCAATTTATGTGGTTGATTGCTACGAATTGGATACCACTTCTTTGTAAAACTGCTGTCATCATAAAGAGTCATCTTTTCTATTTACGTGATCGTGTCCATATGCATCCAGAATTTGAACAATGGCTATTAGATGATATTGCCACACATTATGAGGGGAATATTGTATCTTCTATCTTTTTAAAAGATTATTTACCATTTTATCATCCGTTGCGTGGATATATGGTGGTACGAAATTCAAAGGAGACAGTGGCGATGAGTATGAACATACCACCTGTTTATATGGAACACATTCCATGTCGTCCCCATATGAATTTACATTCGCTTACTCATTATTATCAGAATAAGCGTATACCTCCTATGATTCGTTCACAAAATATTCCCTATTTATTTCAATCGCTTGGCATTCCCTTTAAAGATCTAGATCAATATCTTCTTCAGCATCCAGCAAAGCAACAAATCATTTTACGGAAAATCAAAGATAATGAATGTATGATTTGTTTGGAAATCTGTGAATATCCCACCATTGTTAATTGTTGTTATCAGTTATATTGTGGAAAATGTCTTCTTACCAATACATTATTGTATCCAAAATGTCCAACATGTAGGGAGTCACTCGGTCCAGCAAATATGTGTTGTATGACATCCTTATCAGCCAATCAAATCGTACAGACAAAAACAAAAATGGAGGTTTGTTTAGAGATATTACAACAAAATAGAGAGAAACAAATTATTATTTATTCGGCATTTGATAATATTTATTATCAGCTTTTTGAAGAAATGGATAAATTAGGATTAAAAGTAGAACGAATTGAAAATAATTTATTTTCACTACGCCGAACCATTAAAAATTATAAGCAAGGTACCACTCATATTATTTTTATATCGAATGTAGAAATGATAAGAGGGTTATCGTTAGAGTCTACTTCACACTTGATTTTTTACCACGAACTGCCCGTTTCCGAGTGGAAGGAGGTGCTGATTCATTCGGCACAGCGCCTAGGGAGAGTAACCCCCCTCCAGATCCTCCATTTAAATTCGGAGATTCAAGTTTAACACCCAGTGTTTCATAAATTTTACCTGTTTGATGAGTCGCCCATTGTGTCACACATCGAAAAGGAATATGATGCTCATTTGCAACACGATTCATCTCCTTCCACGCATTAAATAGTGCAGACTGTTTCGTAAGAACAAGTGTATACTGTAATTCACTTGGTTCAGGGATATGAACAGGTTTATCATAATTCTGTAAATATAAATTGGGATATTTCAATTTAAGACGATAGGACAAGGGAAGCAAATTCCAACATTGGTGAAAGAAAGCCCAAAAATCGGCACGGTCGCTCCATCGCAAATAGTCTAAGATTTCTTCATAGGCTTCAAATGGAGCAACATTGCGTGTAGGTGGATCATCTGCTTTTTTCTCTAAGAATAAGGGTAAGTTTTGATGAAAGAGCAGACCTGCCAAATTGGCATCTTTGGTTTCTAGATCGAGTTCATCATTTTCACCCCAATGTTCAAAGAGAGTAAACCAGGAGGCACGTATGGCAACATGAATGTTTCGATCAATCGTACTATCTTTTCCTGGCATGTATCCCATTTTATCTTGATAAATCAGGCTTTGCGATACTTTACGAATATCACCTAGCATATAGAGAGAATCAGGGATTTCTGTTTTAAAATATTCCATCAATTTCTCCTTCTTAGGCATATTAACGTAATGGACGCAACAATATTTAAGAAGTTGCTGCATAATACGTCCCTCTAAAATGTTACAAATGAGAACGAGGGGACAATCATCCGAAAAGTTTCGTTTGGATTTCAAATAGTCTAGTAGCTCTTGTAGTCCACCTTTTTCACCCTGCGACAAGCCATCCATTTCATCTAAAAGAACGACTCGTCCATTGGGAGTAGTAGGATGAATCCATTTACTGACACCTGTTTCAATGAGGAGCGGCATGATGGTTTGGCGAAAACTGGATCCAGTTCGTGTGTGACTGGCATTAAATTCCTGGATCCAAAATTTGCCCTCTTTGCATACACGATAGACGATAGTTGTCTTTCCTACACCTGGGGGACCAATGAGTAGAAAGGCGGGATGGGAACGGGTTTGAAGCCATTGTAACATGGCGGTTTCGATATCGGGATGAAGACATGCTGTATCTTTTTCAGGTAAACTTGTACGAACCATGCTATCGTTGTGCTATCGTTGTGCTATCGTTGTAGTATCATGATGTCTTTACATTCTTCTATTGGATATTTTTTTTACAATATGTCTAATGTTGTAAAAAAAACATGCATTCAACGGGAATCGAACCCGTGTCGACTCCTTGGAAGGGAGCCATTCTACCACTAAACTATGAATGCTACATGAAGAGGACTTCGTGTCTTCTTCACATTCTAGCCGAAGATGATTTTTCTGGATTCTAAACGCACTTACACTCGTACCTATTTTACCTGAGAATGATTGAAGTTTGATCTAGATAGGTATGTGTATCCATCATTACCTTTCTTCTTTTCTCATACGCAAAATCTTACTCGATAGGGTGGAGAGGAATGAGTATGATATTTCTTCAGAATTTCTTTTCGGCATGGTGTACCACTTTTCTTTTGCATATTATTGAATATTCTATTTTACAATATGTCTAATGTTGTAAAAAAGAACATGCATTCAACGGGAATCGAACCCGTGTCGACTCCTTGGAAGGGAGCCATTCTACCACTAAACTATGAATGCAGATGTGAAGGAGTTCTTCACAATCTAGCCGAAGACGTTTTTTTTGGATTCTAAACGCACTAATTCTCAATTCCAGATGTTTAATGATCGATAATATATAGTGCATCGCCCCATCCATGTATTGTCATATTTGTTAGAACTCTTTTAAAATGATAGCGTGCGAGAAACTCATCAATTTCTGTAATAAGTCCACAATTTTTATATAATTCTTTCTCATTTACTTCCAGATAGATTGCTTTTGCATGTTGAATAGAATGAGTGCCACCTTGTAACGCCATCAGTTCAGCACCTTGAATATCAAAATTCCAAAAATTATATTTGGAAGCATCCATCTTGTTTCTTTCAAAAAAAGTATCAATCGTAACACTCTTTTGATATAGTTTATCAACATATACAACGTGAGGATGTTCTTTTGAATGAGTGCCAAATTCTAATACACTCGAAGATTGAACATTATTTGTAATATTAAATACGACATCTTCATCATCTTTATCAGTTATGACAGCGTTGTATACATTGGGTATTCCTCTGTTTGTTGCTTCAGACACCTTAGATGGAATCGCATCAATCCACACAATATCTTCTTTCTTTAATCTAAGATTGTTATAAAATCCTAATTCTTCACAATCATGAGCTCCAATGTGAAAAGCACCATTAACATGAATATTATTTGATGCTAAAATATTAATAATTTCAGTTTGACTAATTAACATTATATAATGTCACTATATATAATTAATTATTATTATAAACGCGTTATTTTGTGGGACAATTTGTCGTTACTGTGGATGCCCCTGATGGGCGCCCATCAGGTGTAATACAGCTTTCACCGTTGGTAATGCCTTCCCATGTTAATCCGGCTGTCATGGCGTTTTGGCATAATTCGGCACGCCTCTTTTCTGGGTCGGCGCTCCTAGTTTCAAGTGAAAAGAAATACCGATCATTGAGTCCGGAAGGGTCAGCACCTGCAGGAAACTTAGTAATTCCACCATTTCGTGAGACTCCAATTAAATCAATGCACATGTCATATTTTTTACCATTCTTCGTTAAATTGTAATAGGTTAGATAATCAGGGCATGTATTCATGACGGGTGGCCAAGAAACCGGAGCATTTGACAAGAGTGAGTTATCGCCACTAAACCATCGTAGTCCATAGATAACAAAGATAGCTGTTGCTCCAACGAAGAAGAAGAAAGCAGTAATTGCTTCACCACCTCCATATAATTTGTAGGTGAATCGTACTGTGATGAAAACGGAAATAACAATATAGAGAATCAAATAAATATTAAATGCTGTCTTTTCATTCATTTCTATCTTATTGCCATATTAAAAGTGGATTCATAAAATAATAAAATAATTATTTGTATGTGATGTACAATGGGAGAAGTTACATTTGTCCGCCTAGTGGCGGATAAGGAGATATGGGTAGAATAGGCAATACAATAATAGAATCAGTAGGTTCATCCCGAACAGAAATCGAACCAATCGTTTCATTCACAACAATAGGAATATAATAGGTACGATAACCCATGTCACCAATATTACCAGGTCGAAGAGAACGAGGTGCATTACCATATACACCAAAGGTGGTTTTGCGAGTGGCAGAAACGGCATCAGGAGTAATCAACTGGACGGCACGAAAAAATCCAGGAGTAGATCCATTTCTACTCTTGGCTGATGCTTTAATCGTTTTACCCATATCACGTGTAAGTGCGCCAGGCGGTATTTGAGAGGAAGGTACACGCAACATATATCCTGGCGGATAGTTGCCAATGTAGTTACCAGAAGTAGGAACTAAATACCAGAAACTATTTTGCGGATTTTCTACATCGATTGATGAGAGGATAGAAGTCGCCTGATCACGCTGTCGTAATATTTTATGAACAGATGTCATTTGTCTATTCAACTCTTATAAAATAATGAAATAATGATCATTTCATTAGTTTGTAATATAACATAACGGAAGAAAATTTACATCTGTCCGCCGATTACATCTGTCCACCGAATGGAGGGTAAGGAGATGCGAGGACGGCGGAGGTGTTGCCATTGCTGGTGGCGAGGGTTCCATCTACAACAATAGCAAGGTAGTAAGTGCCATAGCCAGAATCACCCGCATTGCCAGCAGATGGTAGAACACCAGCGCCAGTAGAGTTTGCACCTACACCTACACCAAAGCTGGTGCTGCCAGTGGCGCTAACAGCTGGCTGGGGGGTAATAAACTGGATTTCACGGAAGAACCCAGAGGTAGCAGTGCTGCCTGTGCCAATGGGCGCCTTGATGGTCTTTCCCATGTCACGGACGAGAGGTCCGATTTGTTGAGGCAGTCCTTCAACCGCAACCATGTATCCAGGTGGGTAGTTACCAACGTAGTTGCCTGAACCAGCAACAAAGACGTAGTAGCAACCTTCGGTAGTTGGCGCCTGAAAGATAGAATTCGCAACGTTACGCTGTCTTAGAAAGCTCTGAATGGATGACATTTGTATATTCAGAGCTTAGAAAAAAAACACAAGAGGGTGGTAGAATGTCTTCCGCCGGTGCTCCCCTCCCCGATTTTGAACTCCCGTATACCAACTATGGTGTCGGCGGACAGAATGGCAGAGTCAATCTTCATTCCACCCCCTCCTCCACAGGTGCTGTCGTACCTGACTCCGCAGGTTTTAGTTATCCCAAACAAACGGAAGTAAGCTTTGCTGGTGACATGCTCCGGGGCAACTGGGACCATACAGCACTTTCTGATACTTTTTTTACCCGTACGAACGCTGATCGTATTCAGCACGAAATCCGAAAAGAGGTCTACCGTATCAGTGGACCTAAAAAGTACGTCATCGATAATCAAGATGTAGATGAATTGAAGATGATTATGCGTGCTATGTATTTACAATATGGCAAAAACAATACATTTAACCTAGAAGGGCAGCTCCGTGAATTAAATGACCTAGTCGTCAAATGGTCCGTTCCCCGTATCATCTCAGAAATCGAACAGTACAATTACTACTTAAATGATATTTCTCACCTGCCGATTCCATTAGAAAAGCCGTTGAACATGTCATCGGCTGGTACGAAGTCACTCCCTTTTCAGCCTCAAATGTAAAGCGCTTTTTAGGAAAAAGCGCCCAAAAAGTAATGCGCTTTTTAGGAAAAAGCGCCCAAAAAGTAATGCGCTTTTTAGAAAAAAGCGCCCAAAAAATAGGGTGATTTTAAAAAGCGCCCAAAAAGTAAAGCGCTTTTTAGAAGCGGCTTTGCCGAGACACGCCCAAAAAGTAAGAAGCTTTTTAAAAGCGGCTTTGCCTCGATACGCCCAAAAATAGTGTGATTTTAAAACACTATAATAAAAGATCAAAAAGTAATATGAAAACAGTAAAATATTCTACGTAAATAGAACGTTTAACTATATTCCTATTGTCCTTGCAACAGTATATTACGTTATTTAACTATCATAATAAATATGATAATAAGATAGATGGCGGCGGAATCGGTTACGGAACGTTTTGGACGTCCAGACGTTAAACGTCCCGCCTATTTGATTTCAGGACATGGTAGTGAACATCGTGGAACCTTTGTCGTTCCATATGGATGTGATATTATTGTAAAGAACACCACATGTACATTGGCATACTCAACCGAATTAAATGAAATGTTAAATGGGTTATTATTTTTGCCTGAGAAAGTGGTTAGAAATCCAATAGGAAATATGAATGATATCATTCAGATATTAGGTTCAGTAGGAGTATATACTAGAGATCAGCCTCGTATCGACGAGCATCATGAATATTTTCGTTATCATCGCCCTACTTCTGATACCTGTGTAAATTTACAATATCATCTCTTGAATGTCATTTTCAAGGAAGACGAACATGGCAAGTGTGTCAGCATCGATAACATAATAGGTTCAGGTATTATAGATTTATTTAAAATAAGGGAAGCTAGAAGAGGTATTGATTATAGACCTCACAGGAGAGTTGTAATATATGCACCTGACACTCCTAGAGGAATAGAAGCCGCTCATCGTAATAAAAATCGTAATATAGAATTTATAATGCATCTTTATCGACATAGTATTTATCCAACGCCTCACACAATAAATGTATATCTTTCTACAAAATGGAGAGAGGAAACAGAGGTAGAAATATATGATATGCTATATGATTTAGATCAAAACCGCAGTCTAATTAATGTATCACAAAAAGATTTGTGTTATTACTTTCCAGGTGTTTATTATCATAATGTATGTCGTTGGATAGAGCCCTCTGTAAACCAGGCTGGAAAGAACTATGTAACACAGTTAAATAATTGGAGGAAAGGAAAATCAATGAGTGTTTCTAATCGTGCAGCCAATCCACTATTTGCTCAACGAGTTTTCCAAGAAGCAGCATTGCGACGCAATTATTTACATCAATATCAGGGTAGTCGAGCATTTGAAGAAGCGCAGCATGTAATGAATAAGAAAAATTGTAGAAATCTAGAAGAGCGTATTACTTCGATTGAAGAACGTCTAAAAACAGTAAATCAAAGTAATGCTAGCAATGAAGTAAAAGAAAGAGAAGAAAGAAAAATAAAAGAAAATACACATATACGATTATTACGTGACATACTATACGACAAAAAAACCAAATGTGTACGTAGAGAAGCTGTAGCAAGAGAAGCGATAGCAAGAGCAAGAGAAGCTTCTGAATTATCTCATCGCAGAAGTCGTAGCAGAAGTCCAACACGTAATAAGACTAGCAAAAGTCGTAGCAGAAGTCCAACACGTAATAAGACTCACAAAAGTCGTAGCAGAAGTCCAAGATACAAAAATGATTAGCTTCAAGAATCAATCCATCCACAACGAGCCACCGATAATTCATTATCTATTTTCTTTTCCACGACTTCTCTCTCTGCTCCTCGCATCTTCATGATCGGTGTATAATATGCTTTATTAGCACATGCTAATTGTATCGCTCTTTCTGAATTCCATTTTGCATCCACTAAATATCGATAGGGTCCATCTTCCGCTTTTTGTAATCGTAATCGATCTACTGGATAGCGATCAATCTGAAGGACCTTTTGCGCACTCACGTGGATCGCCAAATAATTAGGAATATTAATCTTCTGTAGATCCACGCCTAGTTCTTTTCTTGATTCAACATACTTATCTACACTCTCATACTCGGCAATCGTTATAAATTCTTCTTTCCATAATCGTACAAATTCACTACCCTTATGACATGCCAAGAACCAACTTTCTATCACAGGATACTCCTTCTTTTGTGTAAAACCATCTAGATAAAATCCTGAAAATTCATATTCAGGAAGGAGCCAATCATCGATAGGTCCTTTTAGTAAAATAGAGGAATCTAACCATATCCCTCCATGCTCTGCCAAGGCATATAATCGTATGAGATCTGAAAATCGTGCCATGCTGTCATTAAAATGAGGATGAGTAGCAATCCTATGTGGAATATTAATATATTCATTGTAATTCTTTTTTGTTAATAAGATGATATCATACCCTGGATGATATTTTCTCCAACTCTCTATACACATGGTTACTGTTTTTGGAATACTTTCGGGATTATCCCAAAAGACCCACATTATTTTTGGAACAGTATTTCTATAATACATCCATATACATATACCTATTAATAGTACAACCGTAATCCATCCATTTATAATGTGACGTTTCATACCTACTTAATAAAAAGATAATGCTTAGCATTATTATTTTATGATACCATTCTCTATTTATTTCTTAGAAGCTTTCGCCACAGCAGCTTTCGCCACAGCAGGCTTACGCTTCTTCTTTCCCACCTCATCCGATGAGGTAACGGACACTGATTCAAAGATACGCACTTCTGAATAGTGAATCCACGCCTGATGGAACTCCTCCAAATCGGCTAACCAGAGAGAGGATGCAGTTTCTGCTTCGAGATGCTCGATTTCTCCACGCTTCTCAGTAATCTGTCCATCCAATTCTAGAACAGCGGATGCTTTCACACGGTCCATTCGCATACGAAGCACATAATCGTAGGAATCATAAGCATCAGGTGCGTTCGGATTGGAAAGAGGAGGGATCTGGTTGGCTTGGAGCCCCGCCACAATCTCCTCATCCGTTTTCTTCTGAAGAACAAGACGGTCATCCAGAATTGCCTGAATGAAACGACGCTTCGCATCCAATTCATCGATCTGCTTCTGTAACACTGCCAGCAACATCACACGACGTGCCTCATACATCGGCAAACGCTTCTCCATAAACGCCTCTAGAATGTCACCCAACGTCTTATACTTTACAATGTTGAACTCCGTATCAAAGCACGTCATGTTCGTCGTCTTCCACGAAGTAAGCAACTTGAATTGCTTCTCAAACTTCTCAGGATTCTCCTTGACTGCATCGTATCCTTCTTCGGTAAAGTAAAGAATAAAACGAACATCCTGATCATTGTACAAATCATCAAATCCTTTGAGACCGCAGGGCTCCACCTCATCCTTAGACTTGTTGCTCTCTGTCTCTGCCTTCTTCGCATCCTTCTTCGCATCCTTCGACTTTTTCTCATCTGCTTCGCATAGCGCATCCAAGAATGCTTTATAATCCTTTGTCCATGTACCCACAGGCAACTCCGTAATGGTAATGGTCTTCTTCTCATCATCTGTGGTGTAGAGACCCTTTGTCAACCATGTATTATCATCCGCACGAAGAGTCACACCTTTGAATCCAAACCACCAGGGATCCAATGGACGTCCCTCTAACGACTCCATCGTTCCCTGAAGGCGGTGCTTTAACAGGCAAACAATGTCATCAGGTTTGTAAGGCGGAATGTCAGTCGAATATCCTGTACCAATTCCAATGACACCATTCAGCGTAATGAGTGGCACCACAGGCAAGTAATATTCGGGCTCCACAGTATCTCCATCATCTTGAATATGCTTGAGAAGTCCAGCATCTTCCTTTCGAAAGATGGTCTTCACAATGTCCTCGAGATAAGTGTGAATATAACGAGGCGATGCGGAATCTTTTCCACCCATAAGGCGAGATCCAAATTGTCCCATTGGTTTAAGGAGATTAATGTTATTCGATCCAACAAAGTTCTGTGCCATACCAACAATCGTACTATTGAGGGATGCCTCACCATGGTGATAGGCAGCGTGCTCAGAGACATATCCAGCCAACTGTGCAACACGAATCTCTTCTTTTAGATTTCTCTTGAAGCAGCTGAAGAGAATCTTGCGTTGTGACGGTTTCAATCCATCCATCAAGTGAGGAAGGGAACGAATGTTATCGGCATTGCTAAAATGAATGAGCTCGGAATTGACGAAGCTGGTATAACTCACCTTGTTCTCTACGGGGAGCAACATCAGTGTAGGGTCGTAATGACTGAGCCATTTCTTTCGGTCATCCGCTTGTTTCTTGTTAAAGGCGAGATTCATCGACTCATCGGTTTTCTCATCCCATTCGTATTTGATTTCATGAAGATCACGGAACCACTCACGTGCTTCTGCAGGCGTAGAGGTACCCAATCCTTTGTAGTATTTGAGTTTCCAGCCACCCATCGTATCTGTGAGTCCCTGAGCCTCTTTCCACTGGAGGAACTCAGGAATGGAATAGAAGGAGAGCACCGATTTGCCTTTGGATGCCTTGAGAATAGGAGTGAGCAAGGTGCACAGGAATCCAGTGAGCATCAGACCAGGCCATTCCGCATGAAACAGATTCATCAGAAGTCCTTTGATATGAGAGCCATCATGATCCTGATCCGCCATAATCATGACACGTCCATAACGGAGTTCTGTGATGCTCTTATATTGTTTTCCTTGTTCCAAGCCCAGAATCTTTTTAATTGCTGTGAGTTCTTCATTCGCATTGAACTTCTGAATGGTAATGTCACGGACATTGAGGAGTTTACCACGAAGAGGGAAGACACCCCATAGTTCACGTCCGACTTCTTTCAGACCTGAGATAGCTGAGGTTGCTGCTGAATCTCCCTCCGTCAGAATCAAGGTACAATCCTTCGATTTAGCAGTACCTGCCATAAGGGCGTCTTCTAGTTTAACAATACCACGAATGGTAGAGCGTTTCTTTCCATCGGTTTTCTTGACGTCACGGAGCGTCTTTGCCTCAAGGATGTAACGGGCTTCCTCCAAGAGTCCTAGTTTTCCAAGGGCGTCAATGAGTTTGCCCGAATACTCAGGGCGAGAACCGAATTCAGCTGCAGGCGTGGTAAGGAACTCTTTGCTTTGGGAATCAAAGCTGGGATTGACAATGGTGGAATTGAGGAAGAGGACAACGGAGTTCTTGAGTTGTCCTGGTTTGATCTCCACCTTCTTTTTCTTGGCGAATTCGCAGAAGTCGGTGAGCACTTTTCGGCTCACATTCTCCACATGTTTGCCACCTTTCTTCGTGTGAATGCCATTGACGAAAGAGATGTGTTTGTCCTCAGGCAGTTCTTCTTCATCTGAATATAAGTGACTGGCAAGAATGGCACCGACTTCCCAGCGGGGTCCGCAATTCTCATAGGCGAAACCGGTCATTCCATCACGCAGGAACAACTTAATGAACTTCTCAAAGGTGTTGGAGGCAATCACAGCGCCGTTCCAGGTGACTTTGACATCTTTGCCAACGAGCGAAGCGAGTTCCATGACACGAGTGTGAAAGCAGGTAATCATATCCGTGATAATTCCTGAGTCATCAAAAGCGCCTGCAAAACGAGTTCGATCAGGGAGAAAGGTAATTTTCACAGCTCCTTTCGCACCCTTGTACGCTTTGATAATGGGTTTTTCAACTTTGAACATGTTGTCGTACCATGATTGAGTGTACTGTTTTCCTGAATGGGGGTTTTTGATGTCGACGGTGAAAAGTTTGCTCAAAATATTGGAGCAATTGTGAGTGACGGTAAAGTCATTGATGAGAAAGCGCTCGTTTCCATCGATCTGAATTCCCACGTAGGGTCCTACACCTGCATCACGAACCGTTAGCCAACCAGTGCTTTTTGATGTATTTTTATCAATTGTAGACGCACATTTCTTGCGGGGAAGACGCGTAGGAATGTCTTCTAGTCCGTTTCCTGAAATGTTCACATTAAATGCTTCTCCTTCTTTCTTTTCCCCCTTATACGTCCATGTGGTATGTTTCTTTGACAGCTGACAGCTGAAACCAAGTGAACGTGCTAGAAACACAATATCATGTATAAGCTGCTCATGGTTCAATCCTTGTGTAATGGAAACACGTGTTCCATTTCGTGACACGCTGCCGTCCGTATCAATGATGCCTGCAAGGACAGCAAGACGAGTAGCACGGTCATTGCACAAGTAGTCTTTGGGAATGTGCTTATTCATCACAAGATTATACGCTTTTAGTTGCTTCTTGAGAGGCGCAAATCCTTTTTTGTGAAAGTGATCTGTTGAAGTGAAACGATATGCGCAATGCGCAACTTTAGTAAGAGTGGCATCATTGTTTCCACCCCATTCTTTCAGATAGTCAATGATTTCAGGATCTTTCTCTCCAAAGCACGCATATCCATATCCATTGGAGTAACCATCGCCAAGCCAGAGTCCAAGAACATAGGGATCCAACACAACCTCTTTTTTTGACCATTGAACAGATTGTCCACGAACACCTGCCAGTCGCAATTTGGTGGTAGCATTCAGCTTCATGTATTCTTTGATGCTCATGTCAAAGACATTGCAATCGGGAATAGACTTGCAGAATTCTTCCAGCTTTATGCGAACAAGCAGCGATTCGGCAGATTCTTGCGGGAGTTTCTGTCCTTCAGACAGAACATCCTGTCCCTTTAGGACAGGGAGTTTCGTGGGACGTTTGCGTTCCATCTTTGGTACTTCTTTGCCCTTATGCATGCGAGAATAGTGACGTCCCAGATTTTGTCCGAGAGTTTGTTGACATTCGGGACAAGTCACGCAAGGACGATCGGAGCAGGATTCGGATTTGGCACGAATACGCTTCTCATGATGATCCCACCACAGAACAGTCCATCCATTCTTTGATGCATTCCAGAAGATGACTTTGTGGTCAGGCATATGAAGCGTCAGAATATGCTCATCATTCACCATGTAGGATTCACCATGCGCTTGTTCCACCTGATACATTTGTCCCGTTCCATACACGACACGCTTCACCGTGCGCATCGTTCCATCATCGCCAATCAGACGTTCACCCACATAAATTTCATCTGCTCTTTTTTGTTCACTTGACCAAAGTGGAATTTTCGTGTCAGGCGAAAGGCACTTTCCACCATAGCCATTCTTACCGCCAACAATTTTCTCCTCGCTTTTGTCGTAGTTACTGGAGGTAAGAAGATGTCCAAAGATCATTTCAGGAATCATGACTTTCTGTTCCGCATCCATATCGATGGTGATGCCGTCACCATCATTTTCGATAGAGAGAATGGTATCACCTTCGCCATTGGAGGAGACAGTAATGTCGATGTGTTTGACGGGGGTCATGCCAGCGGTCACGGTGGAACGCACGTATTCGTCGCGGGCATTGACGATGATTTCATCAAAGATTTTGTAGAGACCTGGATTGAAGTTCACTTTGCGCCAGACCATTTTACCAGAGGTAGCATCATAGAGCCAACGAGTTTCCTCATTGGTCTTGGTGCTACCTACATAGGTATCAGGAAGCTCCAGAATGTGCTGGTGATGCGTGTGCTTCTTGTAGGTACGAGCAGCCATGGATGAAAATGTATTGTTCTGTTTAGATTGCGTTCTGCTGATGAATAAGCGATTTGACTAGTCAATTTTATGAAATGTAGGAATATGATAAAATTGAATCTGCAAGATAGGGATAATAAGCAAAGGATGAATCAAGTAGATAGAAAGAAATTGTCTTCTCATCTTCTTACGAATCTCGATGTAACGTCTTGTATTTATTTACTTATTAAAGGTGCTGCGAAAAGTGTGTATGATGACCCTAAGATGACAAAAAGAAATCAAACATGTGCATATCCGATTGGCACACCAGCTACCAATCGACAACAGATAGGTGTGATAACAACACGATATTGGATGGAGTATCATCCAGATGATATTGTGATAGTGGGTGGGATGGCGGTGGCATTATATGATGCGTTAATACAACAAAATACACGTGCATGTGGGATTCAATCGTTACCTTATGTAAATAATAATACATCCGATATTGATATGGTGTGGTATCCTCGTATTACGGATACTGAGCCTGATAGAGTGTACGAGGTTCTCACAATGCGTTCTCCAGCAATGGAGGAGCATGTGATGCGATTGGAAGAGGCAATAAAGCAAGCCATTCAAGATAATTCGATCGTTAGGGACAACATCGTATATATCATTAAAAATAAAATACCACATGTTGAATCGGTACAGTTAATGGTGGAAAAATCGAATACTGGATTGTTAGCGGGAGCACATAAAATATTGATTGTATGTATTCTGACTTATACTGATCATACAACGATCACATTTGAATTATGCGATCTATCCATTCATGATGGAGGTTCTTCTCAAATCACACAAAAAGAAGATGGTAGTCTGATCTTAGTGCCGATGTATTATGATCCGATGTATTGTTCACCCTTCTATCAACTCATCATGATTCATACGCCTCTTCATGTAGGTATAAGTGTACCAAATATTGTAGGCATGATAAAACAGCAACTATTAGCATTTCAAAATCTGTTACATAAATCGTCTGATAAATATATCATTTATTATAAGCGAATTCGATATCTCCAAATGATTATTACGCTTCAAAATAGATATCCTATTGTGAAAATATGGGGAACACCTACCGAAAAAGTAGAAATATTACACATGGTGATTGATAATATGATACAGTCTATCACAAAGGAATATTCCAATGAAGAAGAACTATGTAAGATAGTAGAACAGAATCATTCATCTTGGCAGTATGTGCCATTAGTGGAACTATCTAAAAAGAAATATACTCTACCTAGTACGATAACATATCGAATTAGAAGGAGTGATTATATGACCATTCATCTGAATGATGAGTTGAAATCATTCATTGAAAATACGGAAATAGGTAAATACTATTCTATCTTATCTACTATTACATATCGGAATGAAGAATATAAAAGAGCGTATGATCAGTTAAATAGAATAAAGCGACTCATACATGATATCCATGATAGCATGTATGATAAAGTAGAAAAACGAATTATTGCTGAATCCAAATTGGAACCATTGCGGAGTTTATTACAAAAAGAGAAGACGCATACATAAAATATGAACATATTATTATATAACAGGACAATATATAAAGGAACTGACTTTAAACTTCAGTGCCCAGAATATAATTTCATATTAAATTATAATATAATATACAATAACTAGTGATAATCATTATTTAATAAAACAATCATATTTTTAATTGTAATATACTTGGTTCACGTTCAATATAATCCATCATAAATTTTTTTAGAAATCCTCCATTACTTTTTTTACTTCTTTCTTGAAAATAATAAGTATTTATAGCATCTCGTGGCTTTCGTGTAGAACCATTTTCAAGCGGTGCATTAAAATCAATAGGGATATATCCGCATATCCACCCTTTCTGAGCCCAAGCGCGAGTGAAAAGGTCATGATCACTATTATCTAAATAGAAATTCTCTTCATCCAAATAATTCATTTCCATTAGTTTTTTTCTATCAAGTAGTAATGGTCCTCTATTTACAGTTTCATTTACATATAGTAAATCCTGACGCAATTTTTTATCATATGGTCTATTGATAGATTCACCACCACGTCCAATAAGCTTATGTTCATTTAACATATGGCAGCATCTACCACTAACTCCGATAACATTTGTATATTGAAATCCTCGTTTTAATATATTATTATACCCTTTCTCTGTCATTTCCATATCAGCTTGTATCTCTAAACAATACCCACCACGACTCATACGAAAACCAATATTGTCGGCAGAAGTCTCAAATAGAGGTATAATTGATTTTGCAATACGTATCTGAATATCATTTGTTTTAACCCAATCAAGAATTATTTGCTCTGAATTATCAGAACAACAATCGATAATGATAATAAGTTCAAATAGCCCAATCGTATAGTCAACAATTGCTTGTAAATTTTTAGAAATGATTTTCTCCTGATTATATACAGGTACAACTATTGAAAATTCAGGTATGATTGTGTCATTAATACGTTCAAAAATAATATGATGGTTTATAGTTTCCGTTGACATTATATTATAAATTTAAAAACTCTTTAAGCCAATGCTCACTTATCATGTATATAGGTCTAAATCTTTTCAACAGAAACATTCATACTCTTTGCAAAATATTGAACAAGGTCATCATTGCGATAATCGTGGATGTATTTAATATGTTTAATTCCAGCGGCTAGTAAGATACGACAGCAGATAATACAAGGATAATGCGTAATGTATGCCGTGCATCCGTTACAGGAGACACCCCGTTTGGCACAATCGGAAATGGCATTTTGTTCGGCGTGGACAGTAGCTTGTTCGTGTCCTTCTCGTAAAATAGCGCGATGTTCGCATCCAGGCAGATAACCGTTATATCCTTGACTGATAATACGGTTATCTTTGACGAATAAGCATCCTACGTGAAGACGGACACATGGACTTCGTTTTGCAGTCACTTGAACAATCTCTTTAAAATAAGAATCCCATGACAGTCGATCAATGGATATTCGCTGTTCATGTTTCTGTAAAGAAAGCTCTAAGTCTTCGTCCCAATAGTGTTGGTGCTCCGCCATATAGAATACAATAAGGGTGTGCTCTTAAATTGTTTTGTGTAAGTAGAAGATGCCTCGTAGAACACATAGACGGGGATATAGTAAAAAACGTAGTGGTGGTGCCGCAACCGCCTATCCATTACACTATTTTGGAGCAAAAGAACCATTCGCAGCGGATGCAGGACGTGCCTTATTACCTATCCCTATAGATGGCATGGGAGTTAGACCCCGTATTGGAGGTAAACGATCTCGTAAAAGAAAGGGTGGATTTTACCCATCGGTCATGGGAGACTTTACAATATCTGCCTCAAGATACATTGTACCGATGGCATTATATGCTGGATACAAAATGATGAGTCACAAGAAAGTAAGAACCCGAAGACGTTAAGTGCGTTTCATATCCAATTAGTGCCTATTCCGGATGACCGGAAGACGGAAGGCAGCGGATACATCAATAGTCTAAAGCCAGACTGGAGAAGTAAACACAATGAGTCTCGCACAAGGTTCTCGCCCAAACGCGAATGGAAATTTGTTTGAAATCCGTACCGTACAATCGGCTGCCTTTCGAACCCTGATTGAAGCCCTAAAGGAAATCCTAACGGAAGCGAATCTGGAGTTTGATTCCACAGGTATTAAGGTAATTGATGTGGATGAGACCCATACCGTTCTTACGTATTTGCGTCTCCATGCCGATCGATTTGAGTATTTCTATTGTGCTGCCAAGTATGTGCTCGGCATTAATATGATTTATCTGTTCAAATTGATTAAGACCCTGTCCAACAGTGATAGTTTGACGCTATTTCTACCAGCGTCCAATCCGAACAAGTTGGGTATCCGTGCGGAGAATGCGGAGAAGGGTACGACAAATACGTGGATGATGAAGCTCTTTGATACGAATGTGGAGAACATTGAATTTCCGAGCATTCAGTTTACGTCTATCATTCATATGCCGTCCACCGATTTCCAGAAGATTTGCCGTGATTTTAATGCGTTGGCGGAAAAACTAGAGATTACCAGTTCGAACTCGGATCTCATTTTCCGTTGTGTGGGAGATTTTGTGGATGGAGAGACGGTGATTATGTCAAATAATCAGGGAGGCATTGATGTGGAGCGAACGACGAATGAGATTGTACAGGGTATTTTTGAGCTGAAGTATCTTGTTCTGTTTACGAAGTGTACGAATTTGTGTACGAGCACACAGATTCATTTGAAGAATGACTATCCGCTGGTTCTGCGGTATATGGTGGCGAATCTGGGAGAGGTGCGTCTGGTGTTGGCGCCGCAGAAGCAGAAGACGGATATGACGGGTCGTGCGCAGAAGGTGTAATTGATTTATTACAATCCGATTTTATTATCAAACAATAAAATCGGATTTTGATGGCTGCGTACGCAGCTATACTATATGGTATTCTAGACTAGAATGTATCCGGCTATGAGAACCCTATCGATGTCAATTGTGCGTATATTAAAAATATGAGGTTTATATCGGCAATATGTGTTACGATTTTTTTTGATAGACTATAATAGAATGAATAGTGTTGTCAATTCAAAATTAAGAACTACTATAGATGCTGTCAAAGCTGCTAGAACTGCATTTGAGAATCTTTCAGAACATGCATCCTTCATGAACGAAGATAAGAATATAGATCGCAACTATCTCCTAATAAAACTTAATAATTTAGCATCTAAGGCAGACACAGCTGGTAATCTTCTTGTTTCTACTAATATCACAGATGACGAAAAAACAGAAATTGAAATGAATATGGGGATGATAAGAGCAGCAATGCGTCCGTATAATAAACCTAAAAATGAGTTTTCATTGGTTATCATAGCACAGCATGCAAATAAAATAAAAGATTTATTAGAAAAAAAACAAAAGAGCTACCAATTAAAATCAGGTGGTCGTAGACGTCGAACCCGTCGCAATCGTCGTAAGGCACGCAAGGGTAAGTCTCGTCGTTCTCGTAAATAAATGAAGTGTAATCCTATCCAATTAGGATCGACGGGTGCGACGCTTGCATTTTTTACTGCGCTTTGAGCGTTTTGTTTTTCTTTGTCCGCCCATGTTGGGTGAGCTGATGGGTCTGATACACTTAAATGGCGAATATCGATAATAATTTTTAGGTTTAGTATCATCTTTAAATTCATTCCTTAGATTAGCAATATTTTTATTTTTTACTTTTTCATATAAGCAACATATAAAAGATTCCCATTCTATCTCATTTGTTTTCACATTTTGGGAATCATTAATTTTTAATATATATTGTTTATTATCCTTCATATGTATGTTTAAATCATTTACACGTACATTCATAGATTGCATGTCAGCAAATAATAATTGTTTCCATTGTTTCTTATTTGAAAGAAATGTAAATGCTTTGTCAAAGATACCTTCAGGTTCTCCTGTAAATAGTATTCCATCCTGATATACGATGACTAACGTAGGTTTAAAAGTTGGACTGCCTCCTGATTTCGGTATCGATCCTGTGTTTTTTATAATTTTAAATCTGTCACCGTGAAATTCTAATATTTTTGGGTCTAATTTGTATTCAACTCCATCAACCTTAATCAAATTATCAATAATACCAGATGTATGAGGATAGGATGAATTCATTATATTATATGATAATAAAATAATTATCTTATAATAAAATAAATATTATTTTCAATATCGTATTTATTTTATATAAATTAGCAAGATACTATCCTACATTTTCTTCTGAACGAAGGGTGTATAAATGATGTCGCCTTCACGAATGGTGCTAAATGTGGTATTGAGATCGGATGGTTTATGAAAGGTAGCTGCGTTATTATTCCACGCTTTAATAATATTAAATCCACGCTTGGGACTAATCGAAAGTCCATTGATTTGATTGGCGGGATCGGTAAGATGATCCAACATAACCGCAATGATATGATTAACGTAAATGTCAGGGGCATCGGCAGACTGACAGCGAAAAGAATAGCATCCACCTCGAATGTGATGATGACTTTCCCAGAGAGGAGGAGAAGGATCACGCATCATAAAGAACATACCATTGGAGAGGTGCTCGATCTGAAGTCCATCCATCACCGTCCAGAAGTCTCTCCACGTTTTCATGACACCTAGACTAATGAAAGTATTCAAGGTCCATTTGGTTTCATCAGGAGAGTGGAAATAAAGGGTCCATGAACCAGTAGGAATGGCAGAATCAAGTTGAAATTTAGTGGATTCTACGAGAGCAGCCATCTCTCTATTAGATCTATATGTATTTCTTCGTTTATTTCTTTAAACCGTGCGACATCAATTTTATAGACGATTCGATGAAAGATTGGGTCGTATCATAGGATATGTCTCATAAGGAAGTATGCCAGATGGAATAGTTGTATATAGTTTACCGTGGTGAATGGTAATGGAATCATTGTGATCAAGTAGATTTAGTGTCATATCATTTCCTAGATGATCAATCACACGCATGGTAATAACACTGTTGTTAGGAAACCACAATGAATGCTGAGCGCACCATGCCATAAATACCATATTCAGGGTGGGCGGATGATCCGTATAGACACGAAATGACTCAAGGAATGGATCCATGTCATATTCATGTGTTCCTTCATTGATAACAAGTGTAACGGAGAGCCATGAAAAAGAATACGATACTGGATTTATTGCATCATAAGATAGTTGTTTGGTAGATGTGTCATATTTCCAGGAATGTGGATTTAGATTAGAAATAGAATATTGAGGAAGTGGAAGGGTATGACCTGGAAGAAAGATCCATATGGCATGATGATTATTGAGATAGTGTTTCGCATCATTGTAAGTACGTGATAGTGTTTGTTGTAATGAAGAATAATAAGAAGAACATGTATTCCATAATGTAAGACTTTTAATAAGAAAAATATGATACAGATAGGATAACATATTATTATAGTGTATCTTTGTCTCTTTCTATGTACCGTTTAGGATGAAATATTTAAGTGCTATTTTATTTTTGATAGAATAGGATAGTTTGTGATTTGACTTTCCAATATCCAATCGGGTCTTCGGATAGTTGTCCTTCTTCGTTCATTCGGAAGATAAATTGCTGCGTGTCACGGTAAAAGGTCTCGCCCTTGAACTCTACTTCTTCATATTCCATTTCCTCTTCCTCTTCTTCTTCTTCGACTTCCTCTTCTTCTTCTTCGACTTCCTCTTCTTGAACTTCGACTTCCTCTTCCTCGACTTCCTCTTCGACTTCCTCTTCTTCTTCGACTTCCTCTTCGACTTCCTCTTCTTCGACTTCCTCTTCTTCGACTTCCTCTTCTTGAACTTCGACTTCCTCTTCTTGAACTACAGCAACAGGTTCCACAGCAACAGGTTCCATAGCAACAGGTTTCACAGCAACAGGTTCCATAGCAACAGGCTTCACTTCAACCATAGGCTCTTCTGATTTATTAACATTGATCACCGTATCATATTCCTCATCCAGATCATTATCAATGAGTTCATTTTGGAGCTGGGTGACTTCTGCATCAAGCCAGGGATTGGACGGTTCAATATGAATGTTACGAGTTCCTTCCAATACATCGAGACGATCAATCAGATGATTCAATGTGTGCTGTTGACTATCCATCTGCTTTGAAAGTTGTTGAATGGCATGGTAAATGATGTTACCATCTGTAGTCGCAGTAGTCGCAGTCGCAGTCGCAGTCGAATCAGAATAGTCACGATTCAGCCAATTCTCCAATTGTTCCAATTCACCTTGAAGTTTTGCGATGCAAGAGCGAATCAGAGTGGAACGAATGGAAGACATGATGCGTAGTAATAGATCCTGATCATAAAATCAGGATGTATGACTGTCAAATTTTTAGATTTTAGACATCAGATGGCTAAATGGATGGAATAACATGTGAATGCGTATCATGTTTAATCTTCAGATTAAGGCATGCATCCAGTGTAGATTCCCACGCCTTCAACGGCTTCGTACGACGAAGACGAAGCACCTCCTCTGCCTTCTGAAGACGCTCCTTCACTGTTTCCGTGACATTCTTCGTCAAACTCGCATCATAGAAATCGATCGGCTTCGTATCCATCGTAGAAAGAATACTTACCATAGGTGGAAGATGAATATCCACACGCACCTTATGCGAATAAATAAGAGCACGATATTCCTGAATGGAAAGAGCACCACCAAATAGTTTCAATACACTACGTGCAGGAGCGGGATAAATCGTACCATGACAAAGTTCACCATACACACGATGAAGCAACGCAAATTGCTCCCAGCGAGTGTGAGAATCCTGACGAATATCAAATAGATAAGAAGCAGAACATTCTGGAGAGCAAAAGTTACCTGTTACTAGCAAATGCTCACCTGTATCACGAATGGGAAGGATGACAGGACGATGGGTAAAAGTATGACAGCACCAGAAGCACGCAGCATCTGAATGAGTAGGAAGCTGCTTGATATCAGATGAATCTTTAAATTGGACAAGAAAGGTTGATTTAAGGGTATAGTAATCGATCTCAGGTTCGGATGATGGTGCTGATGACGTAGTTTCTGAAGATTGTGTAGTGCCTTGTACATGCGTAGTATGTGTATTACTATGTGTTATCGAAGGAATGGTCTCGACTTCCTCAAAAAATGGATTATCGGCATTGCTATCATAAGGCTGCGCCTCCGTTGGTGGATGCGGATCATACATAATCGGCATATCATTCATCGTTACATCCTTACTTTGAATAGGGAGATGAACAATCAATGGATGACGTGCACGTGATAGAAGATTTCCCTCAATGCCATCGGGTGTAATCACTGCCACAATAGGAAATTGCTTCTTCTTATTCACTTTCTTAACGGGTTTCTCTTCCTCTATGATTTCATTTTGTGGTTCTACTTTGGCGACACGTTTTCCTCGTCCTCGTCCACTCATACTAGTACATCCTGGCACGCATTTATTTAAGTTGTTTTTTAAAAATGATAAGAGGGGGTTTAAGCTTTCATGATCGTAGTAAGGTAATATGGCGGTCAATGTATCCTTTTGGTGTGAGCGAGTACGAAAATGTTTTTCGATGTTTGTAAAAAATCCGTCAACATTACAGCATTTATTGCTATTTGGTCCACCAGGATCAGGAAAAACAACGAGTGCATCATGGCTGGTAGAGCAAATATGGGGAAATCGTAAATCGTTGATGTGTATTTCGATGAATGCGGCGGATGAGCGTAGTTTGGAATCCATTCGTCAAAAGGTATTTCCATTTTTGCGGGTGGATTGGAGAACAGAAGAGGAGACGGCTCCACGATTTTTGATTTTGGATGAATGTGAAACGTTGACGGAGGCGGCACAGTTATCGCTCCAGACAATTTTGAACACCGACTCGAAGGACATTTGTGTGATTTTGATTTGTAATTCCCAGAGTCGCATTCATCCGAAATTACGTCAGCGTCTTCTTAAGGTTCGTTATGATCCACCGAATCGCAATAAGGATATTACTAATTTATTTACATCGATCACACGTGGTGATTTACGACAAAATGTACGAAAGAGTGATACGGAACTGCGTATTTGGAGATACATCCATTGTCATCCGTCTGACATGTTATCAATGATTCGTGATGAAACGGTGGATTTTCAGATGATTATTTCCGAGCTGATGTTATTGGCGGATATGTTTCATATCATGGATGATGGACTCATTCGTCGAATCAATATCATTTATCCGATCATTGTTGATAGTACGAATCTTCATGATATGATTGAAACCCAGTTTGTTCAATGTATTCAAGAATTTAAACAAAAATTTGAAACAATGATTCAATCATAAAAGGGTTTAAAAGAATGAATCCAATTCCGTACACGAAATCGGCGCTTCGTGTTTCCACGATGGTGATTACCGCCCACTGGGGTACACCGATCCAATTGGATACCTTATCCGATTCCCTTCGTTCCATTCTCATTCCGATATGGTATCCAGATGTGGGAATCCTAAAGTTTGAACACAAAAACATGGTACTTGGCTGTAGCTACAAAGATATTTTCACGAATCGTAAAATTACATCGAAATCATTCTTTAATCAATCCACAATGGTCATTCGCAGAAAAATGGATGAAGAGAAAGAGGATCACTGGAAGGAAGTGAATGTCAAATTGTTTGCGAATGGTGGTATTCAAATGACAGGTGTGACCTCTGAGGATTTTGCTCACAAGACGATTGTATGGCTGTTAGAAACGCTTCTTTCACTGCCGCAGTCACCGTTTGCGGAGAAGCCGTCCATTGAACGCTTTTCCGTTCAGCTCATTAATACGGATTATGCTTTGAACAAATTCATTAATCAAGATGCGTTACATAAGCTCTTGATTAACGAATATAATCTGTTTAGCATGTTGGAGAAGACGATTTACCAAGGGGTGAATACGAAATTCTTCTATAATATGATGAATCCAGGGGTAGGGATTTGTCAGTGTACGGTTCCTTGTAAGGGGCAAGGGACGGGAGAAGGAAATGGACAATGCAAACGAATTACGATGAGCATCTTCCGAACGGGACGAATTATTATTACGGGTGCTCGGCAAATGATACAAATTGAAGCTGCATATGAATTCCTTAATCGTGTCTTTGATAAGCATCAAATGACGGTTCTTTATACACCGAATCATGTTTAAATATTGAAAGGATATCCAATAAATGACATAAAATAATAAAGGACATGATTGCGTTAAATAGTACAAAAAGGAATTATATTTTATTGACAGACCTAGACAATGAGTGCCCCGGCTTCTACTGCAGCTCAATCAACCGCAACCACAACGGGTGGCGCAATCGCACCCCCTGCCATTGAACCCTCTCCACAAACCCTTGTACAAGCCGCTAAAATCGCTATTGAACAGGACCGTGCTATTATGCTTGACTATTACCGCCAAACGGCTGGTGGTAGTGCTTTTCTTGGTGAGGATCCTGAAACAAAGGAGCGTGTACTAGTGAAGTCAAAGGATGAATTTACATCGTTAATCAAGAAACTATATAAGGTGGGTGATGATTTTATCATTCTCACAGAAAACTCCCTCTATGTTGTATCGGGCAAGATTCAGAAGCGTAAGGTGAATGTTGCAAGTCTTCAGGAGGCGTATGATAATCTATAAATGATCCTCAGGAAGGGATGAGCTGTCCTTCAGATAAAAGGTCCTATTTTTAGTAGATACGAACGTGTATTATTCCGGATCGAAGAAGGGTCATTTTTAAAAAATGGTAAGAACTATTTTTTAAAAGTGTTGATATAGTAGAAAATAGTTATGTCAGAAACTATAAATGCTAAGTCATTAGATGTATATAAAAAAATTTCAGGATTGGAACAACTATATGGTTCAAATCCATATACACCAAAAAATACTTTAAATTCAGAATTGCCTAAACAGACAAAAAAAATGACATATGAAAATAGGCTATTACAACTACCCACATACCGTAATAGAAACATATTAAAAAAACAAAGAGAAATGGATAGTAAGATGATGGAGCCATTAATAAATAGTGCACTAAGTGCTGCACAAGATACTTTAATAGAAATAAGTAAAATCAAAGAAATATCAAATATGACAAGCGATACGAAGTTGGAAGCAGTGAATAAAGGAAAAGAGAATGCAAATATTGTAGCTAAATATCTAACAGATATACGTAAACCGCTACAGGATATACTAACACGTACAATTGACAGTAAACAAATCGCATTAAATATGAGTAGCCAAGATAAAGAACTTTTGAAAATGTTCCGTGCAGAATATTTAAGGAGAAAACACGAAGTAGAAAAAATAAGAACACTAATGTTTGAAATAGATGTTACTATAAAATCTATTTCAACTGCTATAGATGCAATGAATAATTTGCTTAATAACAATATGAATCTTAATCAATATGGACGTAATCCAATAAAAATAGCGCTCGATACGATAGGGGGCATAATCAAAAAAATAAATAGAATCAAAATAGAAGTAAATCATATATTTTCTGAAAAAATATATAATAGTGTTGATTATGAATATGAGTATGATGGTGGTCGCCGCAAGCGCACCCGTCATACACGCACCCATCGCAGACGCACCCATCGCAAGCGCACTCATCGCAAATAAATGCCAATTTATGCACTTTTTTAAAATATTCCATTCCTATTTTTATCATACGGTCTAGAATGATCTGTATGATAAAATAAATGATATGATAATAGCAATATGACACAATTTAACGTGAGTGTCATTGGTTCATTGCGGAATGGATATACGGCGACAGCAGAAAAGGTAGCTAATAATGTATCACAAGTATCAAATGCACCAATGAAAGTTAAGTCAGCCGCCATGAAGGTAGACGCACAGCCATTAGCACCGCTACCCGTTCCAGAAGCCCCATCCGCACCGCTACCCGTTCCAGAAGCCCCATCCGCACCTCCACCAAAACTGTCACAGGCAAATCTACAAAGGGAGAAGGCGTCGCTGAAGTTACGAAGAGGAGCGATACTATCATCCATAAACTTAGCAGCAAATAAGGCACAAACGGCAGCAGAAGAAACATTGCGTATGTATGGAAAAATATCGATTGGTGAGGAGGTAACTAGCAATGCGACCACCACTAGTGAAAAGGCGGTAGCTGCTGCGAAAGATGCAGTTATCGCAGCAGATATAGCGGTGAAAGCTGTGATGTATGCTGAAGATGCAGTAAAGGGTATACTTGCGAATAACGACATAGAGACAGAAGTGGGGAATGCACAGATCATAAGCAAAGAAGCGTATGCGGCTGTAGAGGAGGCAATAAAGGCGGTAAATAAAATAAACAAAGGAACTGTATCGTCACGAAATGTGAAAAATGTAGTGATTATAGCAAAGAAATCAACAGACCATGCAAAGAAAATCTGGGATGATTTATACGTTAAGATGAAAGGCATATTGCCAGCTATAGAGGCAGGAAGACCGATACTAGCAAATCAACCGCCAAGTGAAATATGGAAAAATAACGCATCGAAGAAAAATCAAAATGAGATCGCAAAAGGGGAAGGGATGAAAATGGTAAATGCAGCAGCGGAAAAGGCAGTACTAGAGCTGGTAAAAAGAGCAGCGGAGAAAGCATCCGATGCAGCGACAAAGGCGAATTCAATGTCAACAGCGGTGGAAACTACTACAACAATAACTAGTAGTATACTCCCAATTTGCAAAACAGCAGAAGATACAGCAAATGAGGCGCTAAACGAAGCGGAGAAGGCGGAGACAGCCATACAGGCAGTAGTGAACGCAGAGGCAGAGGTAAAGGCAAAAATCAAGGCGGCGACCAGAAGCAATAATGCTGCGGCGATCGTCATAACATCAATGCCCATGAGCAAAAAGGCAAAAGCAGTACTCACTGCAGCGACTGCAAAAAATGAGGCGATAAAAATGAGTAAGGAGGCAGCAGCGGCACTGAAGGAGGTGGTAAGGCTGGTGAATATAGCAGTAGACACACAAAAATCTGGTGCGGCAATGGAAGCGCTTACTGCGAAGAAGGAAGCATCAAACCAGATCAATATAGCAAAGAGTGCAACCGACAGTGCGATGAAGGCGTGGAATGAGATATATAATACGATGAAAGGCACACTACAAATGGGTGGTCGTAAACATACGCAACGCAAACACAAACATAAGCAAAGCAATCAACATACGCAATGCGCACATACACGTCGTAATCGATAAAATTGATGAATCTTTTTCCTATTCATGAATGTAACATGTCATCCGTGATCGAAAATGAAGAACTATATACCCCTACTATCATCATACTAGGGGTATTTGGATATCAAAATACAGTGACCATTGCTGATGTACAGGAAATCATGACAGCGATCTTACAAGAAATAGGACGTATTCCTGATAAAATCTTACTTCCGTCGGAGGGAAATAGTTCGATGTATGTACAGGATTGGGCGGAATCGTTACATAGTAAGACGCAGGTCTTTCAATCAGATTGGATGAGAAATGGTCGTTCGGCACAACGGATTCGAGACGAAAGAATACAGAAGGAATGTACACATGCCTTGGTGTTCTTATCAAAAAGATCGGATCGCTTGGAAAAATATGCTGAATCATTGGCAAAAAAAGGTAAAATTGTATTTACATCATCTCATACCCAGATCGTGACGATGCTGAGCTGTTCTGAAGAGCTGGCTTCAACGCCCGCTCGCAAATCAGGTAAAGGAACAGGGCAGACGTTGCTGAAATTCCAAAAGAAAGAATGATATTAATGATAACGGCAAACAACATCGCAAGAGTCATCTTGGAGCTAGAAGAAAACACCCAGATGCCGGCAAGAAGAGAAAGACCTGCCCATACCGAAAAGATCACGAAGAAAATGTAAAAATAATCACAGAGGGTGCTGTTGGAGATGCTGTCTGTCCACTGAGGGGCACGTTGGGTATCCATGGGTTCTATTATGATATTCTATTTTATTCTGTAGTTCCGGAATAAACCATGTGCCGTATTATTTTTTTTGATCCTTCATAACATTCGGGTTCATTTAAAATGCGATCAATAGAATAGAAATGTCTAAGAAATCAAAGGGTCATAAGCGCGGTTCATCCCGGACCAAACGCGCTTATTCTCGTCGCCGTCGTACACATCGTAGACGTGGTGGAGCCGACGCATTAGAAGGCGCCCCTCTCAAATACAGTCTTGCCGGCAGTTGGCCATCCCGTATGTCTCTTGGACAGGGGGAAGACTACTTTAAGTATCATGTAGGACAGCATGGAGGTGAATCTAACATTAATGGTGCCCCCATGCGCGCCATTACCGATTCTATGTTACCCACTAACTTACGGATGGCGGCTCACGTTGGTGGTATTGATGAAGCAATTAAATATTCCAGCCAGTTTAAGGACCAGACAGGTGGTCGCTCTCGTCGTTGCAAGAAGCACGGCAAGAGACATGGCAAGAAGCAGTGCAAGAGCCATCGCAAGAGCCATCGCAAGAGCCATCGTAAGCGACGCACTCATCGCAAGCGTGGTGGTAACATGGGATATGCCCCCTTTCCAAACAAGGGTATGTTACTTGATTCCCCTAGCGCCTATGCCCAGGCAGGTCTCAACCCACAGTGGAAGACCGATGTCGCCTTTGACATGGCAGAGGTTCGCAGCACACAGTAATTCATAAATGATACTAGTCTCAATAGATATATTTATTAATTCTACTTATGTAAGTACAAATCTGTTTTAATCGTATCCTCTTCACAGGTGACCGTTCTCACTTTATCTTCAAAGAAGGACACCAATGCATCACGCCCTTTCGTGGCAAATAGTTTGCGTTCCACGGGTTTGATATCTACTTGGATATGAAGATACAAATCGCCGTGCTTTCCGATATGACCAGGAAGTGGCATGCCAAATCCTGTGAGGCAATAGGTGTCACCGTGAAAGGATCCAGCAGGAATCTTGACAAAAAGTCCTTCCTCGTATCCTGGATGGGATTCAATAGTGACCACGCAGCCCATCAAACTTTCGGAAAGAGAGATGGATACCTTCGTTTCTAGATGCTGTAGAGCATCGCCCACACGTTTAAAGACAGCAAAAGCAGGATCATTGGTATCTTCTTTAATAATAATATGGGCGTCTCCAGGGCGTTCATATGCGGGCTGATCCGAACATACTTCTGGAAAAATATATACTTCTTCTGGTTTTGTTCCTGGAATAATGTTCACGGTTAATGTTCGCTTCACTGTTTGATATCCGGTTGCTGCACATTTTGAGCAATGTTCAAGAATACGCTGACCTTTTCCTTGACAGTCCGTGCATGGTCCAGTGGTATGCATAGCAAAGTTTCCTAATTGAACGATTTGGCTTACGGAGCCATGCCCATGGCATGTTTTACAGATTTCTTTTGAAATTGCACCTGTATGTTCACAATGGGGACAAAAGGATTGACGATTGATATTAATATCAAACTTGTGACCCATGTAGAATTGCTCCAGGGTAATCATAATCGATTGTGTTGCAGGAGCAGGCTTCTTCCCTTTTCGCTGTGGTTCCTTCTGCGGACCAACGGGAGGATTTCCAAACATTCCCCCAAATAAATCATTTAGATTCACTTCAAAGGGAAAGGAAAATGCGCCAGGAGGCATACCGTGACTCATATCAGGCGTTTGATCATCTGTGACGCCATAAGAATCATACATGTGACGTTTTTTCTCATCCGATAGAATCTCATTCGCTCTTGAAATTTCTTTAAATCGTTCAGGATCACCACCTTTGTCTGGATGATGAGTTCTCGCCAATTTAAAATACGCTTTTTTGATGTCCGTACAGCTATCGCTCTTTGATACACCTAAAATATGATAGAGCGATGGAGCCGGTTTGTTATGGGAACCCCATGACATCTTTATTCGTTAGAGATAAAACTCTTTTAAGTTAGTATTCTGTAAGAATCTAAAGTCTTTTAAAGTGACTCAAGTAATGACCTCACTCGTAGGTCAAGAGTCCGTTTGGAAGGAGTGTATCAATCAATTTGATACACCAAGTCATATTTTTATTACAGGTACAGCAGGATGTGGTAAGACAACGTTAATGCGTGAATTATTGCGAGAATACGCAACACAGAGAAAAAGACCTCATTCGGATCAATGGGGATGGAATACTGTCGATGAATGTATGTTATTGGGACCGGATCAAGATCGTGGTATCCAGACGATTCGTGGACAAGTTAGTTTGTTTATTCGGCAGATGTCGATTGGAGAGAATGTATTTCGCTGGGTCATTGTTGACGATGTCGATACCTTTCCACATATTTCTCAACAGGCGCTACGACGTCCTATGGAATCGTATTCTCATATTACTCGTTTTCTATTCATTGGATTATCGGAAGAGGATTTGATTCCAGCCTTGCGTTCCCGTTGTATCCATATCGCAATGAATACAGTAGATGTCATTTTATATAAGAATATCCTATTGAAAACGGTAAATATGCCACAGCCTGAGAAGATTACAGATGAAATGTGGAATTGGATCAATAGTATTTCTGCAAATAACACGAGCGATTTGGTCCGATTGTTAAAGCTCATTCGTGACATTCATGTCACATTAAAGGAGGAAATTACGATACAGAGAGTGCGTGTGCTCTGTTCCGCACCCTTTTATTTGGATTTTATTCCGTTGCTGAATGCGATGTCGGTAAAGGATACGACGAATTCGATTAAGAGTTTGCTAGCCATTTGGAAGAGAGGATATGCGTATGAGGATATTTTAGAGAGTTTTCAAGTGATTAATACACTATTTGGCAATAATAATTTCAAGGACAATATTATTATCCATAAATTTCTGATTCATTCTTGGATTTCCTATTGTAAAGGGAATACAAGCATTTTAGCCATTCAACATGTTATTTATAAGACACTTACTGAAGAATAGTGAGTACTTTTACACGATCGGTAAATGATTTTTCTAATAAATATTTTACAGCAATGTCCGAATTCATGATTTGTTCTTCACTCATGCGTAGGAACCATCCAAAGAATTCACGGTCTCGTAATTCAGGCCATGGAAAAGGAATATAGATCGTTGCGGCACAGATATCAAATGGTAAATTGCCATCTGTACCGGTTGCCAGTAGGTCCTCTAATTGAATACGTTTTCCATCCTTTTTACGCATGCCTTCCGCCGTGGGATCCACCATAATACCTGTGCTCATGTATTCGGTACTGAAACGGACAAAATCCCACTTTGCATCGTTACGAATCTGGGCACCACCACGCTTTTCCGCAACACGGCGATAGGTGACTAACATCCATTCCTTAAACATGGGGTGATCTGGACGGGGAGACCATACCGCACGAAATCCTGGTACCACTGTGCCAGCGGAGCCAGAATACGTTTCATCTAAATCGGTTCCAAAGAAGACGGTTTTGTCTTTAGGTAGAGCACCAAAGCCCTTGATACAGATGGAATAAGGAGATAACCATAGTCCTCCGTATTTTGCGAGAATGGCGGCACGGATGTAGTCTAGTTCAGATTCATTGACGGGGCTAATAGGGTCACGAAGACCGGGAGGAAGATGGTCCCATCCACCCAATAATTCTGCTACACCTGCTAAGCCTCCAATGACCTCAATTCGATACAAATCATTGTTTTGTTTGACAATGCTTTCATAACATAAATTAAGGAAAGGCATGTGAAGAGCACGGGAGCTACGTGCGCCAAAATCCATCCATTGACGTGAATTGACATCACTTGTGTCGTAATAGAGCCAAATCGCTGGTTTATTCATACCACGTTCCAAAAGATGCTTATCGATAAAGGGATTGCTTTCACGTGCATGCTTTGAATAAAAGAAAGCATACACAATGGCAGCCAAACATAATATACCTAAAATGAGGAAGAGAGATTCACTTGGACTCATACTATCATATCAAGGCATAAATTATCCATTACAATTCTTTGACAAATGGATCCACCGTCTCATTCTTTTCTGATGTATTTCGGAGAGCCCATTGACTGACGGAGGATCCCTTAAAGTGTGCCGCAATTCGTTCGAGATGCTCTTTTTCTTCTTGTTGTTTCTTCAATTCATAAGCATGAATAGCTTCTAGATCCTTATCCTTATCTAGTTCATAGACCTTATTACGTTCCGCAATGAGTTCTTCTAATGTTCTAGAAACAGGCTCGTAGACAGGAATCTTATCGATGATCGTATGCTCGGTGGTATAAGCGGAACGAAGATCCGTATATTCAGGTCTGCTCCTACCCTGTGACGTAAAGGTTTGATCTTTGTGTTCTATGATAGAGGATCCAATACGATGGGTGTCATGTGCCATTTCATCGGGAAATAACATCAGTTGCGTCTGTACAGCAGGTCTTCTACGACGAATTCGTTGTTCAAATTGCTCGTTCCATTCATCCATGGTAGACGTCGTAAAAGATTCATTCTCATCGATCGGATCTGCACGCAACCATTCTTCATATCCTTTCTGATTGTCACGCTCGTGATGCATTTCAAACATCTCATTAAATTTATCATGAAATTCAGCGTCTCCCTGTGAATCAAGCGAATCATATACATCATTAATGATATTATTCATTTCGGATTGAAATTGAGCCTCTCTTGCTTTTTCCACCTCATCCACTGCCAAGACCGATTGTAGCCCATCACGCCCACCCGATAATCGCTTTAACACAGAGGACAAGTGGAGATAGGCGGATAGTAATTTATCAAAATCTCCCTCCTGTCCGCCCTTGTCTGGATGAGAGAGGACGACCCCTGTCTTGAAAGAGCGCTTTAATGAGTCGGGCGTCAGATCATCAATGGAATCGAGACGAAGAAGTGCCAAGGAGGTTTCGATGGACATAATCTATCCATAGAACCCGATTTTAAGCTGAATTAATATGTCAATTTCTTCTGATTTTGGTCCACTCCGTCTGTGATCACCATTTGTTTCATGCGATCGGAATATTGTTGGTTACGCATATGCATTTCGGCACGTTTTCGTTCACGCATCTGATCCATTTGTGATTGGCGTTGTTCAAATTCACGAATGCTATGCATTTCGGACTGACTAAAGGGATCAGGCGCCTTTTCACGAGAAGCCCTATACTGTTCATAATTTCGATCCTGTACTGGGACATTTGCTACTTTATCTGATATGGTACTATCGGATGTATAGGCTCCACGTAAATCGGTGAATTGGAATCGTGAATTGGGTGCTGCGGTATAACTATCAGGACGCTCTCCTACCAAATCCACTCCATGTGTCGGATTTAAGGTGAGCGCCATCTCCCCTGGATGGACAATGAGTTGATTAGTAGGGTGACGACTCTTTTTTGTTTCATCATCAAACATCCGATTAAAGACATCACGATTGAATTCACCCTTGAAAGTGGGGGCTGATTTTTTAGAATCGGTGCATTTGAGCCAGTCACCATATCCATCGGAATCGGGATCGGGCATATGAGTTTGTTCAAAGAGTTTGTTGAAGGCGTTCATATCCAAATTCTTTGCATTGAGACGAACGGGATCGGCAGGGATTTCCCATTGCTTTGCTTCGGAATCTCTCGCTGTTCGGACGTTGCTAGGGACTTCTACTCGTCCATTCGTTTCTTTTCGTCCACCCTTCATAAATTTCAAAATTTCAGAAAGATATGCATAAGCACGAGTCACCGCCTCAAAATACTCTTCCGAACCACCCTTATCAGGATGGGATTTCAGCGCCATTCGTTTATAGGCAGATTTGAGCGTCTCTTCGGTAAGTGCCACTTCTTCTTGAATACCGAGCACTTCCAAGCATGATGAAAAATAGCTGATGGCTTTTTGTTTAGGGGTATCGGTAATGACTTTCCAGCTGGGAGTGTTATCGCTGTGGATACTGAGTTGTGACTGTTGCGGTTGTGATCGTTGATAATTAGATGAGGTAGTGGAATGAAGAAGAGAGGGATGGGTGGCACCTGCTGCATGAGTTGCCATAGGCTGAAAGGCACGTGGTACAGGGGCGTGTGATTGTGAATGGCTAGAAGCGTTCTGCTCTCCCGGGAGTAATGGAGGATTGCCTCCCGATTGAGTGGTGGAAATGTAATGAAGCAAATAACTATAAATGCCACAACGTTTTGCCGAGTTCACATATTCCATAGATGCCATACATGTTTGAATCATTTGAATACGTTTTAATGGATCTTGTATTTGAATCATGTTGTAATAAATTCTTGTATGAACGGGATCAATTGCTGACGCCTGATTTCCCATGATTCCTATCCTCCTATCAAATAATTACAATGAGTATTTATTCTCACAAATAATATTCTTCTCTACAAGAAAATATGGAGAGCGTGATTGTAGAGAAAGCCATTGAAATGAGTGTAATTGTCACATCGATCGTAGATGATGCCGATGCCTTAACAAAGGAGCAGAAGGAGATTCTTTCCGTTGTCTTTGAAAAGGTGAAGGCATCAGTGGAATCGATCATGATTAATATGGACCTTTCCAATCATATCAAGATCATGCAAATCATTTCTGCTGTGATTAAAATCGTAGAAGGACTGACCGTGATGAAGAAGACCATTTCAGGCGTAGATAAGAAAGCGATTGCCTTAGCATGTGGACGAAAGTGTATCAAGATGATGAAAAACCATCTGGATATGCTATTACTTTATGATATGATTGCGGAATCCGTCATGGAAACCATGATTGATGTGTCTCGTAATCTAAATGTGAAAGAAGTGGGTGATTGCTGTATGGGACTCTTTTCCTTATTTAAGAAGTAACATTACAAATCCTACTTTACTTCTACCTTTCCCTTCATTTCTGCCTTTGCCTTTGCCTTTGCCTCTGCTTTTGCTCTTGCCTCTGCTTTTGCCTTTGCCTCTGCTTCTGCTTCGGCTTCGGCTTCTGCCTTTGCCTTCTCTTCCGCCTCTGCCTTTGCCTTCTCTTCTGCCTGCGTCTTTGCCAACGCTTGTCGTAGTGACTCCAACGTAGATGCTGGAATAACGGCTTCATTGCTCGAATCCAAAATTTCATAGTTATCCAGACTGTTGTAAATCAAATGAAAGTAACGACGCAATTCCTCTTTCGAGCAATCGGTCATCGAATAGCATTTCATACGTTCCCAACCATAACGATCCAATGTCGTACATAGTTGCTTGACATCACACTTGTTGTCCAGCACCAAAAAATCGTTGGTAGGATCCTCATACAACGTATTAATCTCCTTTTTGCGCTTCTTCAATTGATCGAATCCAATGATACAGTAGATCTTATTGTAATCGGGATTAACCACCTTATTACAATAGACATACTTGTAATCAGGTCCACGTTTCCAAATGGGACGACGATCCATTTCCTCATAGGCATTCAGCTCCTTCATTCTCTCATTTACCTTGTAATCCTGATAGCACTGTGGAACTAGATGATAAGGTGTCAAACGATTGATTTCAGAATTGCGAATGAGAGAGAAGTTGTTATTACCCTCATTCATATACTGAATATATCCCAACTTATGAATGCGTGCCATCTTTGTAAAGCACGCCGTCTTCACCAGAATATGATAATCATCGCAAATAGGTAGAAATTCGGAATAATTTCCCATTTGTAGCAGCGTCTCACGACGCCACATGCGTGGATGATTCGGAACACTCACAATATGGGAAAGAGTCGTGCTATTAATGTTAGGGGTGCTCGCCACATAAATCCACTTATCATTGTACTTCTGCATGTAGTTGCCTGAATAGCCAAGCGCAAAATGGTTGCCATAACTGAAGTTCTTACCATTTTCATAAATGTTAGAGAAATCTGCATAAACAAAACCGACCTCCTCATCCTGAAAGACCTTGACCGCCTCCTCCAAAATCGTTGGCGTCAACTCATCATCATGATCCATTTCAAGAACATACTTTCCACGGCAAAGAGAAACCACCTCATTCTTTACATTACCGATGTTTCCACTGTTACAGGCACGCTTATACAATCGGATACGCTTGTCCTTCAGACCCGTCTTCAAAAACGTAAAATGATCCTCCTCAGGTGAATCATCCAAGATGACCCACTCCCAATCCTTCCATGTCTGCTTCTTCAAACTGTTATACACACGAAAGATCTTATCATATGACTTATAACAGGTAGTAAACACGGAGAAAACAGAACGTGTCTGATGATTCGATCGATTGACAACATTCACATAGCAGTAATTGACCGCACGATTGAAATCAGCAATATCAGTAATCTCCTTATAATGAAGCCACTGAACATTCATACGATTTGGAAGCTGTGTATAGACATCACGATGATATTCCTTTTCATCCGGTCCGAATGTGACAAATAGATGAAAATTGGGGTCAAACATGTTATTCAGATAAGCAGGATCAGAAGTAAAATTCAAATTACAATTGAGCTGGTCCTTTTTCTCCGTCAGCATCTTGTCAATCTCGGCATATTTCTCATACCGAAAAAATACGATATTTGGGTATTTGGACATCTCTACTATTTTCTGGCGCTTAACATTTAGGTCCTTTATTGGTACAGGACGATCTTATTTACAAGCATAATCGTACCATTTCCTTCACTTCGACAATGCTAGGAATGGGAATCATCGACTCACACTCCCAAAAGAAACGTTTTCCCACCGAATCAAATGAAAATTGGGTAGGATACAAATGCGGTGCGATCCATGGCAACTGTTTTTCCTTACAAGGGGGGATCAAATTCCAGCTTTCCAATGGAAGCACCAACGCCAATTGCTCCACAGGACGAATATCATTTGCGGTTACGTACACCGTCCCAGGAAAAGGTGGCAACGGATTCACTGTTAGAAAATCACGAATCCATTCCCATAGAGGTGGTACCGAAGACGGATAAAACCAGTTAAAACAGACATCCCTTCCCATATAATATGACCAAATCCATTCAATTCCATACAAATATTCCTTACACACCTCCTGCTTCCCCCATTTATCATAAGTATGTCCAAGGAAGGAGGACATATATTTCTCTTGCCACTGGGGAGCCAATTGTCTTCCTTCCATTAAAAGGGATTCTTCCACGTGATGAAGTGGCCAATTATTTTCTCCAATGCGTAATAAATCGCCAGTATGATAAGCGAGCGATTGTTTTTTACTGATGTATTTCTGAATGCGAATGGCTTCCGTTCCAGCGAGTGTAGTAAAGAGAGCACAGAGACCTTTTACGATAATCTGATGAGACTCGGGGCAAATCAGGTACTCACCCTGTTCCATCAGAGAATGAAGGATGGAGAGAAGTTCAGCGTGTCCGTCTTCACGAATTTTTAGTCCAAGAGAACTGGGTAGGAAATCATTTCCTAAGATGGACATGGCAAAACAATATTGTAAGATGAATTTCTGTTTGTCTTCCAAGGGATAAGCAGAAGACAACCATTCAGAGAGAGCGTGAATAGAAAACCATTCAAAGCATGCGGATCCATCTTCGTAGACAATTGCACCCTCCTGCATTTCTTCACGGAAGAGCCATACCTTGTCAATGGAGGGACAGGTTGTGCGACCGAGAAGCGACAAAACCACCAAGTCTGCATCTAGTCCATAGACTGCCATATTTCCTTGATAGGTGCCAGTTCGCCACTGTGCCATGATTTTGTGTTCTCCTTCACCAGGTTCATCACTGGAGCTGAATCGCCAGGTGTTATCCTCCTTCATCATTTTCTCCAAACGAATGCGAAGCTTCTTCATAAAGACAGTTCCAGGAGTAATCGCATTGGTATCCCATTTACTATGTATTTCTGTAGCATGCGTGTTAAGCCATACGGATTTAAATCGACGGAGTCTTTGCTGGCGCATTTTTGCCATGGGAACAACACCATCAATGGCAAGATACACGCCAACAGCAGGTTGAACTTGGCGAATCACATGGAGAGCATATCGTACAATTCTCTCCATGAAGTCTGCTTCCCATGATTCTTGTTCCGTGATACCAGGATAGACAGGCATGTCTTTTTGGTAGAGGCAATGATAAATCAGACAATTGAAATCCATAAAAAGCCAATCTACGATTTCCTCTGGATGACGTCGTAGAACGAGTCCTTGGACTGTATCGATGAGTTTTTTATAATAAGATGGAATGCCCATGTTTCTCTTTACTAAAAGAAGGAGCCGATGCTTTATATTTGATTGAAATAGAGATGTCGACAAGAGCACAACCGACAGTAGGGCAGCAGGCAGATAATAAACAACCGTCCTCGATGATGAATTTTTTTACGAATGCGATACTTTCACCCATCGTTGAACTGTATTCATTAATACCTGACTCCATTTTATTTGGATCATTGCTTCTTTATGTGATTACGCAAAATCTGTCCTATGGAATCTTTTCGCTCTTTATTTTTGAAACGATTTTATCTCACCGACTTTTGTCATGGATCATGATACAAACATTTGGTCCTCAACCCCGGTCTGCAGACTCTATAAAATGTCGTGCAGGGTTTAAAACAGAACAATTGGATGTAAAACGAATGTTTATGCATAATCAATATCCCTCTTACGCAATCTTTTCATTGACATCTATCGGCACCTATTTAGGATTATCTACTTACCAATTTTCCGATACGTTTGAGGCAATGGGATCAGAGTGGTCAGGACGTAGTATGACAGCCTACATTTTTATTGGCGCTGTCCTTCTTACCTTTATCTTGGCACGCATGTACGCATGCTCAGAAGGCTTTTCCGAAATAGCAGTCGCATTTATTTTTGCCATTGCCTTTGGATTTGCCTTTTTTAAATTAAATGTTCTACTATTTGGTGAAGAAGCTGTTAATTTTCTAGGATTACCTTATTTATCAGAGAAAGCAGCGAATGGTACCCCTATTTATGTCTGTTCCGCCGATCCGTCCAGTCGAAATAAATAAATCATAAATAGGTTAGAATGCAGGACACATTAAGAGGTATTATATCAGACCTTCATGTCTTTCTGTACGGAGGACTTCGAAGTCTACCCTTTACACTTGGTGGGACCATGTTAATTCTCGGATTATTTACTTCTAATTATGCGATTCTCTTCTTTCTCATCGGTTTTCTCATTGCAGCACCCTTAGCCACATGGATCGTTAATCGGTTTATCCCTCTTACATGGAATGCTGGATATTATGTTATTTATTATATCTCACTCATGTTTGGTAAGGGTATACAAGAACCAGGAGAATGGTTAGAAATGGATTATTTTAAGACAACAGTAGGAGATGTATGTAAATTAGTTGTACCTTATCTAACAAAAAATGATGGGCAACCAGAAGTGGTCATTTCATCCGAATGGATGGCAATGGTTTCTTTTTTTGTTGGATATATGATATGCAATGCGTTACAATTGTATAATGCGGATATATTTAATTCAGCCGCATTGAATTCACCTGATGCTGCGTCTACCGAAGCAAAAGTAAAGAAACGTAAGGGACAAGTGATGATTGCCCTCATTTCTATTATTCTATTTGCTCTTATTATTCTATGGTACAGAATCAATTCTGGATGTGAAAAATGGATTGGAGTTCTTCTTACCGCAGCGGGATTTGGCACAGCTGGATATTACTGGTATGATTTATTGAGTATGGTTGGACAAGGTCGTCTATCAGATATTTTCGGTATTGCCAATCGCCTTCTTGCTCCAAGTGCGATTAAAAATGGACCTATTGCTTGCGTACCGATTCCTTCTTAGAAAAAATCATAAAATCGTTTGAGCTCTTCCAGAATGCGCATGGTTCGCTGCATATCCATACGTTCCACCCATTTTAAACGAATCGCTGCCACCATTTGACCCCGTACGATAGCAACATGACGTGTAAAATGAAAAGGCTGACTGTAGTGTAATTCTACTTGTTCCATCGTAAATGTATTGTCTTTTCCCGTTTTCTGATTGACAAGCTGGTGTAGTTCATATAACCAGTGACGCATCGTATCTTTATCCCACTGTGGCATGGGATGGGTAGAAAAGTAGTCGGTATAATGCTTTTTACACTGAGGGCAAGGAAGAGAATATCGTAGGCTACTTAGGAGTGTGCTCCAGATGCGCAACTCTTCGCCTGGTAGGCGACCCAATGCTTTGGAACCGATTCGTTCTGCCGAGGAATGAAGAATGGTCCATAGCTCAGGACCCCATATTGAATTCTGAGGGGTTTCCATAATACTTACCTTATGTACCATACAATATAATTTAAGTACTATGATTTTAAAAAGAGGAGTCAGTAGAATGGCGTCCAAGAAACAAGAAACGGTGGTGGTCCAAGATTATCCTAATAAAATGGGATATGTCCAGGCGCAACCCCATACCCATTTCCGCCTTACACACAAGTCCGACAGAAAGAAATTACTTCAGATCATTGATAGTATTTCCGATGCTTCAGGACCTATTGTTGCATCTTATGATTATGGACGGAAATATAATACCGATATTATCATACGAAGACGTGGCTCAAAAGCAGAACCTATTGGTAAAATTCATTTGCTACTATTTGATAAACCCAATCGCTACGATCATGATAAATACTACATTAAATTACATTTCTTCCAATTTGTAAACGATGACCTATTTGATAGTGTAAAAGAGAAAGTGAGTTCGTTCTTTCAATCATTGCCCCCTACCTCAGAGTCTTATCTTGGAAATAGTACACGAAAAAATGAAAGTGTAAATCAAAGAAATCAAAGTAAGCCACGTAGAACCATCAAAAATAGTCTGACATTACGTACGGTGGCGGATATGAAAATTGACGCAGCCAAATAGGAAATGAAAGAGTAGAAAATGACGCTTGAATACAAAGTTCCACGAATTTTATGGGAGAATTTGGAGTCGGTCCTACTCGCTCAGTCAAAGAGATACATTGGAGAAATCGCAAAGCGACTTGGCGTTCCAGAAAAAGAACTGCAAAAACGTATCCTTCCTTCTAGTGATTCTCTCTATGTCATGATTCAGGATTCACAGGCAGAAACCAATCAATGTAAGGCGTATGTTCAACAGGGAGAAATTACATGCTTTTGTAGAAAATCAGTAGCCTATCATTCTGGATATTGTGCTGTTCATCGGCAACAGCGAATGACAATCATTCCTGGCACTACACCGATCGTTCTACAAAAAATGAAAGAGCGCAATACGATGGAGCCCCTTTGGATCAAACAGCATCTTCTTATCAATGCGAAAGGTCACACAGCAGGTGTCATTCAACAGAATGAAGGACGTATCAAATTATTTGTTTTACCTGCTTAAAACAAAATGTGAATATTCTATTAAGCAGTCCATTGTTAAATGGAACAAAATGAGCTAGGTTGGGAGGATTGGGATTCCTCTGATGAAGAAAAACAAGAAAATGAAGAAAAACAAGAAAATGAGGCGAATCATATCATTATTCCATTGTCCTATTCTATTATTCAAGCGCTGCTAGGATCTCCTACCTTTCAAACAGGAAATGTACTTTTGCCAAATGCATCTGATACGGAGGACTCAGAGGAAGAACACTCTCTCCGTCGAAGATGTCCATTTGAAGAGAATCAACCTTCCAAACATATGCGATGGAAAGAAGAATCCTACTATTTTAAATTAACATCAGGTGAGGAATTTTACTATACAGAGAGTGATATGAAGCCTACTTTACTAAATGAAATCATAGAGCCGAATCCAATTGTACGAATCATTATAGGAAATCTTCCTCGATCCATCAAAGAACGATTGATCTATTTATCAAAATTTCGCTATGAGGAGGAACTTGAAGAAGTGACCGATATTGACACAGACGAGGATGAGGAACCAACAATAAAACCCAGACAATTTGACAATGTATGTGAACAAGTCTTTTCCGCCTACATCAAAGAAATGAAATTGCGCACTATTTTTCGTAGAGTACTCACACGTTGGAGAATCTACCGATTAGATAAAAAGAAAGAGGATATCGATCCAATTACTTTATCTCCTCCTGAAAAAATCGTCATGATTTATGAACCTAAAAAGAAATATACCTTTGATGCAAAATCACTTGCTACATGGATCGAATCCAAATTACACTACCATGAATATGGATTTGCTGTACCTATGTTTCCACGAAATCCCTGGACCAATCTTGAATTTACCTATTGCCAAATGATTTCTATCTATTATCAACTGAAGGCGCATGGAGAATTGCGATGGGGATTGACGACATTACGTACTCATGATTTTAACAAGAAATCATGGCAGCTCTATCATAAATCAGCGCTTACATTAAAAGCGATACGAAATAATTTATTTTTATTAGATACGATTGATGCGTGGGATCTACTAGAGGATTTTATTTTTTCTAAAATGGATGAATTACGAGTGCGAACTAATCCCTACATTACAAATGCCTATCGTCTAGCAATGCGCCATGCTCCCTCTCATTGGTACATGGAAAAATGGAAAGGGGTTACGTTTATGTATTTAGAGGCTGAACATTTTGGACAGAATAAGAATAATGCCATCAATATGGCGTGTGCCGCATTATTTAAAAAACAGGAACTCTTTTTGAAGGAAATGATTCAGAAAGGGATTATTTAAATCATAAATTTGAATCATACCCTATTCTTTTTATTATGACAATTAATAGAAAGAAATGGGTAATTGTATTACTGTATCATCCAATGCGAAGGTAGCACCCGAACCTACTCTTGTAGACCGTTTTCTATCATGCAATCAATATTGTATTAGTCTTTCTATCTCCACTGCCGATGAAATTCATGAGGCAAAAGATATCTATCGTCATCACACCGATGATCTCTCCATTACCACTATCAAAACAGTCATCACCGAAAATGTGTATCAGAACTGTACGTATGAAAATACACCAGCATATACTTATGAACATATGAAAAAAATGATTAAGGTGCTGCGTGTTGTTGATGGAGATACAGTGGACATTGCATTACAGGAGGAAACAGGAATAATCTTTAGACATCGGGTTCGTCTCTATGGTATTGATACCCCAGAGAAGCGCCCGTCGGCATCAGATCCTGAACGTGAGAAGGAAATCGCAGCATCCAAACGAGCCTCTGAAGCATTAACGAATAGACTAAAGGAAAATGATCATTTGGTGATTGCGCTCTTTCATAAATCCGATAAATATGGTCGCCTTATGTGTACCTTTTATGATAAGCAAGGGGACGATATCAATCAATGGATGGTGAAATCAGGATTTGCCTATGAATATTTTGGAAAAACCAAGAAGACGTTTTGTGAGGTAAGTGAGAAGAAAACGATTGTTGCCGAATGCGACGATGATTATTTTGAGACACCTCGCAAAGAAGCGGAAGCCGACGATTTTGAAGAAATAGAAAAAATGTCATAAATGGTGTGGATGAGAAGAATAAATGGTATCAGACGGACGCTTTTGAGCAATATATTGAAATAACTCAGGAGGAATCTGCTGCGGCATAATGATATCCTTATTTTTCTTCCAAAAATGGTGAATGATTAAAGAAGGTACTTTATGCTGAAACATAACATAATCAAATTGCTCATGATAGCAAGTAGTAGAATTTTCTATTGTAATGATGGAGGAAGCATGAATGTAAGGGATCGTAAAGTCTACTCCCCTATTTTTTGTAAATCGAATGAATCCTATCCACTTTTGTACAGCAAAACACTCTTCATAATTCATATGTTTCATAAAAATCTTTTTATAAGATGGATGACACCGTGTCAATGTTCCGAGCATAGTAGGTATCATTTGATAAAAGAATCATGAGCATACTTTAGATGAGTCACACACGAAAGAAAACAAATGTGAGGGGTGTTGCTGTTTTTAAAGAAAACGGTATTCAAGGTGAAGTCGTATTATCCAATAGAAAACAAGGCGTCTATCTTGTCGCTGTATTTACTAAACTTCCTCCAGGACCCCACGGATTCCATATTCATAAGGCAGGTGACCTTCGAGGTGAAGGCTGTATGGGTCTCTGTGAACATTATGACATTGGTCATCATTGTCACGGAGGAGCCCCTACTTCGAAAAAAGAACGCCATACAGGGGATTTGGGAAACATTGCGATGAAAACAGGTACCCGACGTGTTCGAAAGACATACTATATCAAAGGTACATCTGTTGCGGATTTATTAGGACGTTCGATCATTGTTCATGAAGATGAGGATGATTTAGGTCAAGGAGGATTTGAAGATAGTAAAATAACGGGACATAGTGGAAAGCGAATAGGGTGTGCTGTCATTGGACGGACGTTTAGAAAAAAATGATAGTATGGTAGAGATGTCTACCATTACACCTATTATTCATTGGATGTCCATCATCCTGCCTTTTTCAAATGAAATTGCAATTACCTTAACGCATTCAGGCATTCCGCTCTTTAAGAATTTATATCGGAGCTGCATTGATACTTTTTCCATCAATAATAGTACCATTCGGAAGAAAGTAAAGAATCAACTCTGTAATTTTGATGATAGTTATCATAAGATTTTCTTTGATACCATTGCGTATTTTGGTATCATGTTAAACATTTGTAAAAATGCGATCCAATATGGATATGTGACCGGCATTTTTTCAGGTCTTAATTTGGTAGTATGGTCTATGCTTCTTACCAATATGTTTTTGGGACCCGCCATTCATTATGTATCCCATCTCTTTCATGTAAAATCACCGATTATGTATATTCTTGTAGGAATCTCATTGATTACACTTCTCATCGTTATTACATACTATACAGAATTATGGGTTCAACATATCACACAAAAGGTTGTGGTTGATATTGATCTTGATAAGATCTAATGATGAATCGTTTATGAACAGGTTCTAGTCTTTTTTTATCATATGTTTCGATAATACATGGCACATAAACACTGCATAATAATCCATCCCATTCTTTTTTTTCTACTTGTTTCTGAACAAGATCCCGTGTATTCCACGCTAGCCTGGACCATTTTGAGAAGGTAGATCGTGAATATTTGAATAAGGTAACTACTTCTGTTGGTCCGAGTACTCCATCGCCGTGAGAAACGGCTTTCTCCGCTTTAGTCCATTCATCAGGGATGTCATCTGGAAAATATCGATCATAAAATTCCTCCAGATCATCATCTGAATTCCATTGAATACGATTTTTTATAATCGTACCATATTCTGCAATGGCTTCTTCCCAAAAGGGACAGCCTATCAGGGATGGTTCCAACTGGTTTAATTCTCGCACATTGGTGTGAGACCAGCGCTGTCTACCTCTCTCTGTTACACCATAGAGACATGCGGTAGGAATGGTATAGATGCGTCGTTTTTTATAACCGACACATGTGTCCCATCGCTCTAAGGCATCTTTTTGTGATGGCAATAGCTGTGATGGCAATTCTTTTTGACTTTTTTCGTATTGGTCCAATGATAGGCAACATGATAAAACGGCTAGACATCGAATAATCATATCATATTCAGGACTACGATATCCTAGTAGGTGTTCATAATTTCGTAACGCATCCCATACAGAAGTTGGATAGCGATGGGCTGCATAGGATTCTAGGACAGACCATACACGCTCCTCTTCCCATCGTTGAGCCATCCACCAAGCGCTCTTTGCTTTTCCTTGATACAAGGCACGAATGAAGTACAGTTCTTCAGCATCGATGTCTGGTGAAATCCAGGGTGGAGTTTTGGGGGTGACACGATCCGCCTGAAATAAAGGATCGGATGATAAGGCAAGGATGTTCCATAAGGAATGGTCTTGTTGTTGGTAGGGAATGGTGCTGAGATGGGAAGCGGAGAGAAGGATATCATCTGATGTGAGGGTATCGGAACGAAGAGTGGACCAGGCATGTTGTAACCAGGAGAGATGGAAGGGACCTTTGTGCCACAGCCATGCTTCAAATAGGGTGGAAATGGTTTCGCCGATGTGTCCGCTGAGAATCAGTTCTTGACACCAGAAGAGGGTTTCTAAGGAGTCATTACGACGACTGGAATAGGTAAGGGCGGCATGAACTTCATCGAGGGAATAGAAATGACGAGATAACGGCATGATGATCAACTACTACATGATCGTTTATGTCATCAAATTTAATCGGTATGGGAAAAGAGTTAAAAGAGAATTCGTATGATAAGAGAGAGAAAGATGGCGCAAGGTGTTCATCCAATGGATACGGTAGAAGACGCAACTGAAATTTTGCCAAATTTATGGCTCGGTAATGTACGTGCCTCTGTGGATGAGGATTTCATCAGAAGAAAGAACATTCAGGTTGTTTTTAATTGTACGAAGAACTTAGCATTTAGTCATATCATTCCCACCAAATATAGAGTTCCTGTGGACGATAATTTGGAGGAGGATGAAATCCGTAACATGGAATTATGGTCCGCCGAAATTACCTTTAAAATGATGGCAGAGTATATGTCTGGAAAGCCAGTTTTGGTTCATTGTATGGCTGGCATGCAGCGTTCTGCAGCATCGATGGCAATGATGTTGATTGCATACAAAAGGATTCATGCACAAGAGGCTATGAAGATGATTAAGGACCGGCGTAGTATTGCTTTTCATCCAGGTGCTAATTTTGGGCGTTCCATTCAGTATTTTGATAGGCTATTTCATGGAGAGATTTTGCCACGTATGAATCAATTACAATCCACCAAAAAAGAATAAAAGTAGACCAAGCAGAGACAACGCATAGGCAACGCATAGACAACGCATAGGCAACGCAGTATGAACATTTCACCCACCCTATCAGTCGTTTATAGTGAACTAGTATTGTCGTTATATCCGATACTAATTAAAGTAGTTAACACCAATCTTTATACACAGATTCTTGCACGATTTCTTGTCTTTCCCCTTCTTGCGATCATCGGTGGAACATGGTACAAACACACCCTTTGGGGAAATACAAGTGAAATGGCGATAGGTATTCTGATGAATCTCGTGAATATGGTTCATGTTGGAGTAAGCTATGTTGCATTTAAGGAATTGCCTGCTGGAACAGCGATCTCACTATTTTATATGTATCCTATTTTTAATGTGATTGCTGGTGCTCTCCTCTTTGGAGAATCAATTTCCTTTCTTTCCGTTCTATTTATCGTAGTTGCATTTGTAGGGACTTATCTGATTGCGACATCGCATGAAGAAAAGAAAACAGATGAAACGTACCATTCAGGTGTGATCATGGGTATTCTTGCTGCGGTCACCGAAACACTCATTTTTATTTATGTTCGATCACAGGCACAAACCTCACCCTTTTATACAGTAACTCATTTGTATCCATTTGGTTTCCTAGCACTTATGGTGTATGGTCTATTCCATACCAATATTGTGGATACATCCTCTGTTCATTGGGCGCAGCTGATTGGATTTAATGCGTTGCTGGGATTTACAGGATACATCGCACGATTTTATGGAATGTCTAATGTTCCAACGATTGTTTTCTCACTACTTTCCTTTATTGGAGTGATGGGAGGATATCTATGGGGAATGCTATTTACGAATGACAAGCCGACAATGAAGGCGATCATTGGTGGAGGATGCATTGCTGGTGCGATTGCGGCGATGCGCTATTTTGAAATAGCATAGTACACGATTTAAATGATAAGAGATAAGATATGTCAATGCCTCGTAGAATATCACAAAAAATGGGAGATATGGTAGATATGTTATCTAATGCTACTATTCCAACACAGATGATTCGTCCTCCATCGGATACGGATACTGATATGGGGCGTAATGAAATCGTACATAACGAACGCCCCATTCATCATTATGAACCACAAACCAATTGGCTATGCTGTACCACATACAAGGATAGAAGCTATTTTCAAAATGCGATGGAGCATATTGATTTATCACCGATACAGAAGGAAATCATACAGTCACGATATCTTCATATTTTGGAGAATTTCCAGAAACGAACCCGAAATCATTCGATTTTATTTTTCATTGGTCATTTTATTGTCACGGTGGGTTCACTCTTTGTTCCTGCACTTCTATCCGTTCAGAATTCGGGCAGTAATTATACCTTTAACATTACCAATTTTACGGTACAGATTTATTGGGCAACATTTATTATTTCACTTATGGTGACGATATCTAACGGTATTTTAACGTTATTTAAGGTGGATAAGAAATACTATTTTTTGAATACGACACTAGAGAGGTTGAGAAGTGAGGGATGGCAATATTTTGGGTTGACGGGACGCTATTCGGGTCATTTGATTGGAAATCGTCAGCCGACACATCAAAATCAATTTGTCTATTTTACGCATTACATTGAAAAGATTAAAATGAAGCAGGTAGAAGAGGAATATTATAAGACGGATGAGAAGACTGCACAGGTTCCTAATGGAAATCACAATACGACAGGAAGTCCAACGGAATTGTATCCACGATCTCCTGAGCAACCGATTTCTTCTACGACGCAACAAATACCAGAGCCAGTGAAATATGCTGTGAATTCTATTATTAAGTCGCAGAAAATCATCGAACCGAATACAGAACCTTCTGATGATGGGCAATTAGATCACCAAAATACATTGGTGGATAATGAGTCATTAACAGAAAATGTATTATATAAATCGCCAAATTCACCTTTGGGATCCCCTGTCTAAAAGAATTACGATTCTATCCACAACATAATAAAGACAGATAATAGAATGGGGACAAGAAAGAAGTCTGCCCCACAATGTCAATGTGAAACATCTTGTAACAAACCACCCATAGATGGTTCACCCTTTTGTAAGGTACATCAAGAGAGTTGTAGTAGAAAATCACCGTTATCAGGATATGAACCTGATTATAACCCGAGTGAGTATAATAAGAATTTGGGTATTAAGGAATCACAGAATTGTTTTGCGTATGCGTTTCATCAAACGGATCTTCCTGTCGATTGTACAAAGACATCATGTTCTGCGCCATTTCATCAACCCGGTACGAGGAGTGGTTATCCACGGTGGTCTGATGTAAATGGTAAGCGGTGTCCTGATTTAATAGGACGATTATTGGGCGATGTTCCATCCATACGATTGTCATCCTTTACAAAGAAATGTCCTAAAAAAATGACAAAAGCAGCTGTTGTAACCGATGAAAATGAAGATTATCATTTTTATCGACAAGATTCCAATGGGTTTTGGTCTCATAAACCAGGTAGCACGGATGTGACCAATCAAGATGCAGATGGACGATTTATTTACGATCCTCAGTTGGCGTCACGAAAATATGACAAATCATCATTGGATTATCGAAATTTCTGTGGCTATTTCTGTCTTCCCTCTAGAAAAAGGATTAAAATACAGCGTGCGGGACGAAGAAAGAACACAAGAAAAAAACGATCACTTCGTAAGTAAATATCGGGCATATGGAAAAAGTTGTCGTAATGCAATTTGTGTAATCGGATCAAATGTTGGAAAGAGAGTATCCAACCATATACAGATCTCCTTTTGTTTTTTAAGAGCAGCATGAAGATAACTTTTTTGAAAGACATAATCCCATGCAATGGGAGTATCCCAATCAATCTCATTGTGATATTCGTTCCATAAATGTTGAAGACCTTCTACATTGCCTTGATTGATAAAAGGCTTTACTTCGATAAAGATTTGATCTTCTATTCTCATTTTCTACTGTATATCAAAATATAAAGTAGAATATGATAACACACTATTTATTTTAAATCTCTTTTTGTCACAGTCGATTCGTAGGATGGCTGTTCTACCATATCTTCCGCAACACGTACAACAATGGTAGAACCAGTTGTTTTACAGAAGGCAGGAACGGCGCCATGAATGAGTAGGGCGATAGAGGCACGCATACAATCAAAGGATGCTGCCCAGGTATGACGTAGATGGGAGCAATAGGATTGACGTCTTTCTTTCAAGTGTGCTGTCGATTCCTTGCGGATGTTCTGATACATATTCGTAATGGTGTTCATCTATTATCATTGAATGTTTCCTGTGCCGACTTTATCCATCCATGCCTTTGCGTACTTGCGAATGATAAAATGGTTCGGTTGTAAATAATATAATGCTTGGACGCAATCTACTCGCTGAAGAGGATTGACGGCGCACATACGACGAAGTAAGGGGAACAGTTGAGCTTTATGCTTTGTAATGGTGAGAGCAAATCCTGACCAAAGAGAAAAGGTAGAGAGTAATTCAAGAATGATGACACCAATGGACCAGCTATCAATGGTTCTCCAATACGTATTAAACCATAATAAAGTATCACCGGATTGCATTGATTTACTGGTAGATGTAAATTGATCGAGACTATGTAACATCTTTTCATAGGATACACCAAGTAAGGAACGAATTTTTTTGATAATGGGTTTTTTAAGAAGAATAGAACGAATCACTTGACTGCGTTTGTATCCGAGTGAAATCGCATTCACTAATGTGGCATCGGGTGATTCTTGTGGAAGCATAACATTATGGCTATGTGATAATTCATCTTCCGTGACATTTTCTTTGATAATGGATAAATTGAAATCGATGATACGAGGAACGGTCTCATTGTCGACTAGGACATTTCCTTGATGAAGGTCACGATGAACAATACCGAAAAGAGAAAGAAGCGCACCTGCACCAATCAAATGGGTAAAAAAATTCATCATATCAAACGAATCAACCTGAAAACGATACTGATATAAAGGTGAGCCACCATTGGTCATGGATAAAATCCGAAAAGCAGACAATGGTTTGGAGGTAATCACTTCACATTTGGAAATGTCTTCATCGGTTTGTTTGAGACTAGGTTCACATATGGAAGTGGCTACCGCAAAATAATTCTTCCATAGGGGAATACCACGTATGATGGATGCGATGGAATATTCTAATTCAGCCGATTCCGTACTAATAATCTTACTGAGAAGTGGTGTTTTCGATATGGGTTGATCTTTTTTATTCTTACATCGTAAGGATGGTGTAAAGATACAACCATACATCCCTTCATCCATTAAATGACCACCTGATGTTATCATTCCTAGCACTTCACCAGATTCTTTTTATTTCTCCTAACACATGCGATTAGAGAGATATATAAAATAAAGATACAGTAGTATGTATCGGATATTGCTGTGGTTTGGATTAATCCTTCTGATAGCAATATCGATCATGGAATTATGGTTTCCTAAATTGATAAATGAAGGATTTGCGGATCTTATCTCCGTCGGAGAACATGCCATGACTGCAAAATGGATGCCAGCGAGAGGTGACATAGGTCCCAATCCTACGGATGAGCAAGCAGGATACATTCGTGATATACGATATGTTGCCAAATACACAGATGTTCAGAGAATTGGTCTCGACCATGATTTTTGCCGAATGGTACAAGTAAAAGGAAAACCCGATGATGAATTTTTTGCCTGCGCACTCGGTGGAACGGAAGGTCTTTCTAGTGTAAAATATCGTACCCCTTCTACCCTCAACGGATTTCAACTATCACGTGATGATTACATGAAAGATGTATTTGATGAAGGACGTTATGGATATTGTCGTATTTTAAAAACAGGACAAGGGCAATTCGAAGCTCAATGTAATCCAGCAGGAGAGACTTCTTTTAAAGAGGAATTGGTCGTGGATTCTAATCCACCCGATGACATTAAAATATTACTGTCCTTTTATGAAGGAATTGTGTTTTGGTTACGATTACGTGATGATATGTTGGATTATGCAAAGAATCTCATTGTGATGAAAGCAGGTGATATCAGTATTCAAGAAGCACCCCCTAACCCACCTGTCACAGAAGGTCTTACATTTAATGGATTAGATCAATTTCTTCGTATTGGTGATTCCAAAAATCTTCATTTTGGAAACATTGTACAATTAAAATATCTACGAGCAACATCCTTCTGGGTCTATTTTGAAGAATTTACAAATAACGCAAAAATCTTTGATTTTGGAAATGGTGCAGGAAAAGATAATGTCGTATGTGGAATCATGGGACGTGGTAATGCGGGTGTACAGCAGATGGAGTTAGCAGAATCATGTATCGATCAAGCCACCAATACGGTTCCTACCGCTCCATCAGGACAACAATGTACAGAAGAAGTCTCTCCTGTAGTCGCAATGGTGACCAGTGCCGCCAATATTAACCAATGGAGCTGTCCAGCTGCTGAATTATTTGGTAGAATTATGAAACCACTTCAACCCAAAGCGGCTCCTGCAAATGATGCGACAACAGCTGATTTGATTTATGAAATCTGGGACAATAAAATACGTAAATTACATATTCAAGTAAAAAATGTGATTCCACTACGAAAATGGGTTCATATTGCGATTACTACCACAAATAATGATGCTTTTAAACCTGGTCTCAAAATTTATCGAAATGGAGAGGAGGTTCATGCAGAAACAGCGGCGTGGTTGCCTCAAACGAATGATACGTCAAATAATTACATTGGAAAATCAAATTGGTCTAGTGTGACAAGCCCCTATCAAAATGCTGATGAGCTCTTTAAGGGAAAAATGTTTGACATCCGTGGATATGATACATTGATGACGGAAAAGAAAATCAAAAATACTGTTGAATGGGGAAAAGAAAAATTGGGACTTAATGAAAAAGAGGACTAAACCATTATACAATTATACCATTATACCATTATACCATTCTTCTTCCACCATTTCTCCAATTGTTCCATGATTTGATCTTGAACATCCTTTCTTCGTCCCTTCGACAATAAGAGAATCCATGGCTGTAGACCCGCAATATGTGCTAGATGTTGACATTCACCATCTATTTGCAATTCTTGCTGAAACTCCATCAAACAACATGTCTGTGGAAGCGCCCACAATTTCGCCCATTTCTCCTGCGTATCCTGTCCACCCACCAGTATACACAACGATGATCCGATGAGCGCATCATAAGACGCATAATCCTCTTGTGATACGACACGAATCGTCCACTCTTCGTTCTTCTCCAATAAAAAGGGAACGATCCGATCATTCACATATTCTATGGTCAATACATCATCCAGTATAATCGTACATACCTTTTCAGTAGGCTTCTCTTTCCAAGTAGGAAGCATCTGACGCAAGCAAGTAATGTCTTCCGCACCCAATTCGGAAGAAGAAGGACCAGGAAGAAATCCAACGACTTCATCGCACCAGCATGCTGTCGCATCATCAAAGAGAGGACAGGAAGGAAAGTCGCATTGAAAATAGGAGAGATAGGTAAGAAATGGTTTATGAATCCAGAAAGAAGCATCTGGATACATGGTACGAAGACGCATACAACGTGAAAAATAGTGTAAAATATAGGTGTCAGGATGTTTCAATCGATCGGTATTCATAAAAGGAATGGCAATCATTTTCTTTTGTGGTTGAAGAGGTGTAAAAATAGACACATTTGCCTCTTTCCAATAATTAAATCGTGGTTCATCTTGATGCTTTCCAGTATAAATATGGTATAAATCATAGACAAGTCCATTTGGTGATACACAAGCATTTTTCCACGAATACACGGGAATCGCTGGTTCAAAATAGTGATTTTCGACAGAAGGCTCCCACTGATACCGCCCTGCCTTCTCTAACATCGTACAATAGGTAATCTCATTCGACATCGAAGAGCTCTTCACTTCAAAGGATACGAGCTCGTTACAGATACATTGTGGTGCATAGTCAGGCAATATCTCCTGCTTGGTATCAATGATGTAGGTGGGAGCCAGATTGATGTAGAGATCTGATTTAATATAGTCTTTCTTGCTATAATTGCGAACATTGCTTTGATGAAGGTGAAAGGTTTGAAAGGTGAGTCCAGGATTGGAGAGCAGAAATCCTTGACGAAGAATGTGACCAGCAAATGCATTATCACATCCAGGTTGTCCTAGTGAAAACCCAAAGGTCGCCTGATTCCATGTTCGTTGCTTGATGGATTGGGACAAGAAAATCCAGACATCTTGGGAATCGGCACGAGGACCAAATAGTTTCGCCTGACCCATTTCATCGACGTCCCAACGAAGAAGGGCAAGCATTCGATCTTCCATCTTCATCTTCCACAATTCCAATAGAGAATCGCCAAAATAGATGTCGGCGTTACAAAGAATCGTATAGACATTTGCAGGAACAGAATCTTTCACGTACTTCAAAAAATCCGCATACAAGAGTCGTTTTCCAATGATGACCTGTTTGATTTTCTCAGCGCCAGGAATGACCAGTTTTCCTTTCAGAGGTCCTTTCTTATGAACTTGATTCCATTCACTTGACAAATCGGTTTCATTCAATAAGACAATCTGGTCGAGGTGAGGACAGGCGCAATTACGAACAAGACACTCTTTGATTTCTTTGTGGCGTGCCGCATCGGAATGACGAAAGAATTGTGTGACCATCCATGCTTGACCAGGTGTTTCATTGTAAGTATAGGTAATATCAGGTTGACTTGCCTTTCGCTCCTCAGATGTTTGGCAATCTACGACACGATGGTAACGACAGAGGACAGCAAAGATAGCGACTGCGTCTGCAGCCGTTCCATCCCACGGTTTTACAAGAAAGGGATACGAAGAGAGAATCGTGTCCAATGGAAGGATATTATCAAAATGTTCTACCCAGAAGTCTTCCGATTTTTGTTCTAGAATGGAGGGTGCAAGGAGAATCATGGTAAGCTTCTTGGAAATGGGAAGGAGATCCTTCAGAAAGGTATCGATATCGATGGAAAGGGTTGTGATGGCGATCCCGACAATGTTGGACTGTGTAGGATAGTTAGACCACGTATGATAATCAGAAAGGCTAGTAACGATTCCATCCCATTTATGCCATGGTACGGTATTGACTTGCTTTTGTAACCATACGAGAGTGCGTTGATTGCGAACGGATGGTGCGTTCAAGTTCAATATCTTAGGAGCGGGAGTACTCATTGTAGAATTATAGGAAAAGAATACTTTATATCCTCATAAATTCTCTTAGACTCTAAGAGAATGTCAGGCTATCCCTATCCACCCTATAATGAGCAAACACAGACGCAGCCGCCCTATAATGCGACGAATTTTAACAGCGATAATGCACCCGTGTACAACACACTTTTATCCTTTGCGAAGAATTCGCCTAATTATCCATTGCCACAAGATTCCAATCAGGATATGATTCATCGCAATCGTGCGAACATTGCGTATTTTAGCAACATGAATCAAAAAACACAGCTGGTTAAAACAATGAATGAGACGACGCCATCCAATGCTCCTTATCCACAGTTTAAGTCAGAAGGAGAACGTATTATGTATCGTCAGGGATTACTTATGACAGCCGCCAGAAATCAATTCAGTGGACTTAATCCGACAAGCCCTGCAGGTGTTCCATGCTCTACGATTTATGGTATTATTCAGTCGACACCTGATATACCAGGATAAGGGATTACAATTGTTTGGTATAAACTGGTAATAGGATATGTGGATGATTCACATGAATAAAATTGTTTTTTTCCCAGAAGGGATGCGGGTAGATGTTTGTAACGAGCCATACTTTTGTTGTACCTGACTGTTTGATGTCATTTAAAACAGTGGTAAGGATTTGAGAACCTAATCCTCTGTTTTTATATCGTTCATGGGTAATATAGAATAAATGTATTTTTCCAGTGTTTGGAGTGTATTCAATAAATCCAATCTCCTGACGACGAGTCGGATCGCAATATGTAATACGTTTCTTATAACAGCCATATTCAGAATGTGTTACGTAGGAAGTAAAATCGGGAAGGTATAATGGAAATAATCTTCGTAATATCTTCATTATGATATATTGTTATCATAATCTTTATATCAAAAAATAAGAATAATTGTTACGATTAGACAAATTGTTCTTTAAATTCAGTAATGACCTGACAAAGTGCAGCAACATCCTCTTTACTCACTCGGAGGATTTTTGGCTCGACTGGGTGCCTTTCTAGGATTTCGTGCGGCTTTGCGTGGCTTCGTAGGTTTGACGATGCTGTCACGGAGCTTGTCTCGCTCTTGTGTGAAGAGGGACTCACGGAAGTGCTGGAGATGGGGCTGGACTCGTTCACGCCAGTCGGGATAGTAGATAATGCGATCGGTGGCGGCATCATATGTTCCAATGGCGGTGCAGCGGGCGCCTGGTTTTCCTCCGTCAAGTTCGAAGGTATGGATGGTGGATTCATGAAGATAATAAGGAATACCGTTGATGTGTTTAATTTCAAACTGGATAGACATGATACGTTTCCTCTTTTTAAATGGTAAGAAGTAATCAATTTTTAGTTAGGCGATCAGACACGAACGATCAGTGGAACGGGGGCAACAGGCATCTTTGGAGCAGGAAGAGGTTTTCCTCGCTCAGATGGATCTTCAGAAATACTTTTATTTATTTTACGAAGGAAATCATAAGGCATGGAAAGGGGTTTTTCTACTTCACTTTTATTCATTTTTCGGCGAAGGGGATCAGGCATGGAAAGGGGTTTTCCTACTTCTGTTTTATCCATTCCAGGAATGCCTTTATTCATTTTTTGACGAAGGAACTCATAGGGTGTTTTTTTGCTTAACGTACGTGGATGTACTTCGGAACGTTTAAATAGATAATAAAAAAGAAGAACAATACTCAAACAGATAACGATGTACAATATAAAAAAATGGGTAGATGGATTCATTCTATTATTCATGATAAATAATTAACGACCACCTCCACCACCACGACCACCACCTACACGACCATCCATGCGACCACCACGACCACCACCTACACGACCATCCATGCGACCACCACGACCACCACCTACACGATCATCCATGCGACCCATGCGACCATCCATGCGACTCATGTTACCACCTACACCACGGTATCCACGACCTCGGTAATAGCCATAACCTCCATTACCACCACCTGACCACCATCCTGTCCAATAAGGCCAGTTGTTATAACTACCTGTGGACCAAGGCCACCATACCGATTCGGGGTAGGTAATGACAGTAGGTGCCTGCTGAATGATAATGGGAGTGGGACGATAACGCTGAATAATGAAATAAATGACAAATACTAAGGCACCACTATATAGCAGCATTAAAAGTATAGTAGATGGATTCATATCTCTCTACTATGGCTTTTGTTTCAAATATACACTTATTCATTTCCCCACCAACCCACTACTGTCACCATCTTTTCAGGAATCTCTGCATCATCATAAATGGAAGAAATAGTAGTAGTCGGATACGTAATATCGCCCTTCCACCAGCCCACCTCTGATTCTGTCGGACCGGTTCCACCACTACGCATGCCACCTGATGGACTGGGTCCACCACTTCCTAACGCACTGGGCTTATATCCAGGTCCAGACTTTGGCCAGAATTCATTTTGCCCATATTTTGTGGGATCCTGTTTCATCATTCCAAGCTGATTATAGCCCCATGTAGGAGATAGTTTATTCGGTTCTCTAGGAAAGAGTGCCTGGGCAATAGGTGAATTATAGATCGTCGTATTACCAGGAGTATATTGAACCGAATACAGCATTTTAATAAAAAAATAAATAAGACCAATAAAAATAACTCCGTAGATAGATGTTACAAGCTGTGTCATAGCTCCTATTCTATTTTAAGTTTATTGTTTCCGAAGTTCTTTATCAATGTGAAGTAAGATTTCTTGTTGAACATTGGGTTGAAACTCACGAAACATGGGGAATTTAAAATGAGCAATGCTGTTCAGCCTAGAAAGATGTGTTTTTGGTGTATTATATGATTTACTAGGTGATTTAGGGGATTGATTGGTAGGGGATTGCTGCGAGCATTGATAAATATGTAGCGGTAATGGGGTTTTGAGGGAATATGCAGATATTTTTCTATCCTCTCTTGATTCGGAGCATCCCATTGCTATGGTATAGCGTCTATCCAATGTAAGGCTAAAAGTCCGCATCCAACGCAAAGCTCATCTCTTCCTGTTTCTTGCCCACTCCTGATTTAGCATAGTTGGTCACACGTTTCTCAAAGAAGTTGTCCTTGCCCTCTAGAGAAATACGCTCCATGAAATCAAACGGATTGACAGTTGAATAAATCTTGCCATATCCAAGCTGAGTGGACAAACGATCCGCCACAAATTCAATGTACTGTGCCATCAGTTTGTCATTCATTCCCACCAAATGGCATGGGAGCGCTTCCGTAATGAATTGCTTCTCAATCTTCACGGCTTCACGAATGATTTTGTGTACTTTGGTTCGTGGTACTTTCTTCTCGATTTCCTCGTAGAGAGCGCAGGCAAAGTCGGTATGAAGACCTTCATCACGTGCAATGAATTCATTGGATGTCGTTAAACCAGGCATGAGTCCACGCTCTTTCAGCCAATAAATCGCACAGAAAGATCCACTGAAGAAGATACCTTCCACCACGGCAAAGGCGATGAGACGAGTGGCAAAGTTCTCTGTTTTGGATTCAATCCACTTCTGAGCCCACTGTGCCTTCAAGGTGACGCAGGGAATGTTTTGAGTCGCTTGGAATAAGGCATGCTTTTCAGCCTTGTCTTCAATGTAGGTGTCAATCAGTAAGGAATACGTTTCTGATTGTCCTGTAAGAATTCCATTAAAGATTCCTGTATGATTTTTAGGCTCATTGAAACAATATGTTTCTGAATTAATTCCTGTATCAATTGTGGCAACCACACGTATTAAATGCTTTATGGAAGTACAATCGTCCGTAGTATTTAATTGAAGACGTTTTGGAGAATATCCAAGTTTTTCCAAACGATTCACATTATTTTGCGTAATGTATAAGCAATACACAGGTTGACATTCATATTCTTTCACACCATCGTGTCCATCTGGCATCATCTGATGGCATAATTCTCTAACGCATTTTAGATTAGAATATACCCCCAGCGTTGAGAGTAATAATTGCACTTGTTTGATAAATTCATAAGTAATGGAAGTATACTGAATAGAGGTATGTCCTTTCTTAGATGAATTAATACACGCATCTGCATCAAATAATCCTTCAATCCATCGTAATTTTGTTTCAATTGAATAATTCAGAGGAACAAAGAATTTTTCTTTATTTATTTTATTCGTCAAATAACATCTAATATTACCTTGTTTATTGTTCATAGAATAGGATGAAGTCGCTAAATGAGGCAATAGAGCTTTTTTAGATACATCATACAGAGTAATATTTGGATATTTATTTGAATATGTCCCATCACCACAGAAGAATCCATGAGTGTAAGGATTCATAAATTCATCAGGATCCTCACAATGAATAACAGGATATTCAAAATGACCCAGAATATCTCCTTGTTTTAAATTTTTAGTAAGGATGCGTTCAACCTTGCATCGTTCAGGATGTGCTGGATTTCCAACACGAACAAGCCATTTATGCTCATCTGTACAGTCAAGTTCCATACCATTATCAAGTAATACCTTATATAGTCTGGATGAATCGCTTGTTTTTTTGACAGTTACTTCAGAGAACTCTTGTCCATTCCATACATTTACTTTGGTTTCAGCAAGAGATTTAATATTGAAATAGCCATTATCTGTTAAGATAAGTGTATCAGGCGATACGCAATGGATTGCCTCCATCATAAGCTGAACAGAGTAGAACTGTCTCGCCTCAGGAATCTGAATCTCGCTCATGAAACGAGCCGCAATGTTTTCTTGGATAATGCCATCGGACCCTGCAAAGAATCCGAGCACATTCTTAATGAAATGCTGCTCCTTCTCATTCAATCGAACCCAATCTTTCATGTCTTTCGCCAAGTCAATCTCTTCAGGCGTCCAAAAGACAGAAACATGATCTTTGTACTTTTGAAAGAGTTTGGGCTTCATGATGGGAAAGAGAGTGAATCGGTTTGGATTTTCCCGTAGAATTGGCTCAATAAAGTCATCCACTTCCTTCAATGGTTCAATGTCATCCACATGGCTCGCTAAGGCACGCAAAAGTGGTGAATTAAATGTAGATCGTGCAGAAAGTGGCTTACTTGGAACAATGACGGGGAGATCCATTCCGAACACAATATTAAAACCGGAGAAAGAAGTATCGTCCATTCTACAGATTCTATTACAGTGGGTCACATCAAATTTCATGATTGATTCGCCAATCATATTACAAATTATTCAATCATCCTACGAAATTTTTGATAAGAGTGAAATAAAATGCCTGCTTTTTCCCGAATGGGATGGGCGTGATGAAAATACAGCAATTCAGGCAGAAAAGGAAGAAGAGTAGATGAAAATTGAGTAGATGATAAAATCGGTTCTAAAGAGGGTAGATTGGGAATCGCAATCAAATCAATCGAAGGCTGATAGGATAAGGGAGCAATGGGTTGCTCTTTGGTCGTATAGGTGTCATAAATCGGTAGAAGATTGTGTGGATTTCCTACATCGCAACTAATGTCACAAATCACTGATAAATGAACGGGGTCATATAAATCGGCTGGTTTATGGATGACTTTGGATGGTTGGAGATCCGCTGGTAGTAAAAAGGGTGGATAAGTGACAGGGGATAATGAGGTTGCATGAATAAGAATATCATGCTTCAACATTTTTTCTTTTGATAGGGTATCCTTACTAGTCAAAATGGTACAATTCATCTCAAATCGGTCGAGAACCTCTTTACAGCTTTTACCTACTACTCCATAACCGATGAGAAGAACTTTGGGTCGGTGATAGGCTGATAATCGTTCCAACATTTCGGAATAGATTGTTTCATTAAATTCTGGAATGACCGTAATTGCCTTCTTATCTTTCTTCTGAAGACGCTTATAATAGGTCATAAGTGCCAAATAGCATCCAATCTTACCAGATTGCTTACAAAAAGAAACAGCACGTTTTTTCTCCTTATCTAGCATATATTCATAGTCAATAAAGACAGAGGAAGACAGTTTACCAAGTGTAATTTGATACTTGGGTTGCCCTTTAAAGCAATGTGCAAAATGAAGATGGGTCTGACGTTTGGATAGTGGATGAATCGTTCCTTTTAGTCCAATCACATAGGAATCCTGTGAGGCAATCCAACTATCTTTCTTGACAATGACAGCACCTTTTAATCGATAGTCTTCATCTGTAAAACAACGTGTAGGTGAGGATTCAACAAGAACAGTAAAATAGGGAAGTAATGCCTTTACATGATCAGGTATGATTGTTGTACGAGCATCTAATGGATTTTCTTCCGCACGAAGAATGAGATCGGGCTTTCCATAGACATCACGATACAATTGCTGGTATGCCATCCAATTGTAATTGACAATAACAGGATTTGTCATGCGAGGTGACATCTGTTGTACAATGGGTCCATTATGATATTTTCCATATAATACTGCGCTGATATGTAACAATAAGTAAAAGGCTGACATTTCTTTGTCCACTGGTTCTAAATGAAGATCGTGGAGGATAAGATTGGATTCTTCGACAGGAAGTAGGTAGGCGCATCCTTTGGTCACACAGTTCTTGATGAGATTCTGATAGGGGATAATATCAAGGGAAACAGAGGGGAGACACAAGGAATGTTGAGCCAAGAGGACGAAAAAATTCATGAGACCTGCCAGGTATTCTTCAGGGAACCAGTCTAAAAATCGTATTTCAATGCCATGATTTTTAAATTTATTGAAATTAATGTCAGCACCAATTTCTTGGTTCATTTGATAGGGTGTGTCCTCTAATTGATTATACCAACGTGAGGGATCATTTGATTTCTTCATCAATAGCAATTTTCCGTTCACAGGTTGTTCGGTATCAAAGGTTTGAAGAGAAATGTAACGGCTCAGGGTAACACGTAAACTACCCATCGAATATTTCATAGAATTTGTTTGATCCGTTAATGCCAGGACATCAGGCGTTCCATAACAGGCAACAATGAGGGGTTCTACCATTTGAATGCATTTAATCAGTTGAAGATGTTGACGAACAAAGGCAGGTTTATCGACGATGGTACCATTTTGTAATAAAGTAGGAAGCGTCAAATTGATATGATAGGTGCCATTATTACATAGAGCAAGATGTTTGTTAGCGGAGGATAGGAAAGTGGTGATGCCATAATTATGATGGGGGTATTCAATGGGACCGATTCCCCATTTTTGAAAAAAAGGAGAGACTTCATTAAGAAAGCTCTGTTTGATGGTAACGAGCTCCTTTATACAATCTGATACTGTGGTATTACAAAATCTCTGTGTAATGAATTCAATGGAATCGCCATCAAATACTAGCGATGTATCATACATGCTCTTATACAGGCGACTTTCACGTAGAAGAGCAGAATGAATCGATTCGGTAAAGGCAGGGTTGGGCTGGGGAATTTCTTGATAGGTGGTACGATGACGCTGCTGTTTATCCGTCTTATCAAATGTATGAGCATTAATGTAGTTAGGATAGGTTAGTTTTTTACAGGTATATAATTTCTTAATGCAGTCAATGAGCGGTTCGGATTTAAAATTATTGAAATAATTAACACTGTATCTCTCGCTCTTTAATGAAAGTGTGGCAAAATCCTTGGAATTATAAAGGGGTTTCTTTAGCATAAGATAGGATTCATTTTCAATACCAATTCCCCAAAATAGGCTAGTATTTTCATGATAGGATTTCATGTATCGTTCATGTTTTTCATCGACGATATCATGAAAGACATGAACCGTATTTACATTTTTACTATGTTTCATTTCATGTTGTAATTCCGTATCGACTGAACTCTCTATTTCAATATGATTGGATTGATTCATCATTCTATGGATAAAGGATAAATTATAGATGGGTTTTTCACACCTTCCTATACGATACGGTAAACCTGTTTCATATCTATAGAAAGTATATTTTAAGTTATTATTTTCGTATCGTATAATATAGAATGACTTCCGTCTTGCGACAGACGTCCGCCTTTATGGCGCATCAAAAGCCCGTAGTAGGCGATATGAAAATGTCATTTGTGGGATATGATCATTTAGGCTGGATGCTATGCAATGGTGCTTCTCTTTCTATTGCCGATAATCAGTTGTTGTATAAGGTGATTGGAAAACAATTTGGCAGTGTCGATGCTAATCATTTCAATCTTCCCAATCCGGCAGGTCGTGTAGCAGGTGTGGTAGGTTACAATTCAATCACTGGTACGATCGTTCATTATCCTGGAGAGGTTAGAGGTGAAGAGGAACATGTATTGCTTTATACGGAAATGCCTGCGCATAACCACGATATTGCTGGAAGAGAAGACAATGTAACAATTCCACAAGTAACACCTACTGGACCTGCTGGCTATACATCAATAGAGGGTCTTCATGGTCATCAATATACAGATCCTGGTCATATTCATAATTATCAGTTTCCTGATGCTACAACCGCAAGTGATTCTGTTGTAGAGCGTCACTTTGTAGCTGATAATAATACATCAGTTACAACTCAAACGACTACTGGTACTATTAATATCACGATTACACCCACAGGAGCACACAATCACAGCATTGCTGTGAATGGTATGGACCAGCCTCATGAGACCATGCAGCCCACCCTCTTCATGGGCAACATGTTCATCTATTCAGGCGTCCCCACCCTTGGCTACTGGCCATACACCATTGGCATGGATGCGCCCGAGTTTATGACACCTGCTCTCAACCCACCACTCATTTAATAAAAAATAGAGTATTTATGATTTTTATTGAATCAACCAATCGATCGGGTCTTTTCCCATTTCTGTTAACCATGTATTAACGGTGGAAAACGGACGTGTTCCAAAGAATTTTTTGGCACTGAGTGGTGAAGGATGTGCCGATTCAAAGACACGATGCCGATTCATGTCTAGATACATAGCAATGACTTTCTTTTTCACTTGTGCTGATTTACCCCATAATACAAAGACGACATTCTTTGTTCGTGCGGCTATCGTACGAATAAGCTGATCGGTGATTTCTTCCCATCCGATTTTTGCATGCGATTGCGCAGCATGCGCTTCTACCGTGAGAACGGTATTCAGAAGAAGAACACCCTGTTTGCTCCATGATATGAGAGAGCCATGTGAAGGCGGAGTATGACCCATATCCGTTTGTAATTCTTTATAGATATTGTTGAGAGAGCGAGGCAACGGACGAACATCGGGTTGAACGGAGAAGGATAGACCACAAGCATGTCCAGGAGTAGGATAGGGATCTTGTCCTAGAATCACCACACAAACGGATTCCAATGGTATCGCCAATGCTGCCCAAATATCCTCTTTGGCAGGTAAGAATTCTTTTGTGGATAACACATTCGACAGATTTTGTAGAGAGGATTCACAAGAAGAGAGGGATGATTTCCATCCATCAGGAATCGAATCATAGAGCCAATTAGGGACAGAACAGAGCCCTCCAGGTTCCTTTTCATCATCCTTCTCATTTTCCTTTTCATCTTCCTTTTTATCTTCCTTCTTATCTTCCTTCTCATCCGTTTCCAACTTGTTCACTTTTATCACACGATTTATGTTGGGTTCTTCCATCACTTTGTCAGAAGGTGCTACAGAATGAATTTCTAATGATAGAATCGGCGACCAGGCAACATCTTTGTAGAATGCTTTTACTTTGGGATGCGCCTTAAACGCAACAGGGTCAAAGTCATAGACATAGAGACCCTCTAAGGAACGAGCACGTGCCAACGCAACATACGCCTGACCAAATTCAAAGTTGCCCGATCCAATGTCAATGAGTGCGGTATCCAATGATGCTCCTTGTGCTTTGTGAGTGGTATATGCCCATGCGAGACGAAGAGGGACTTGAGTACGAGAGACAAATTCATATTCTTCAATGGGCCATCCATGCGTTCCAATGGTTCGTCGTGCACCATTCACGAATTCGATGATGGGAAGCTCTGTAGCAGAACAGACACCTACCATGATACCACGTGATCCATTCACCAATCCAGCAGGTGGATCAATGTTCGCAATCAGCATGACTTGTGCGCCGATCATCAGTTCTAATTGGAGGGCATAGGCGGCATTCGAATCAAAGTATTGTAGCGATCGGATAAATCCCTCATCTTTTTCGGAAAAGCGATCAGGCATTTTTCCATCATAGGCGAGGCGAGCCTCATACGAATATCGCCGACCAGTGAGCGCTTTGAGATTCGATTCATTGATCATATCTACTTCGGATCGTCGTGGAAACAAGAGGGTGGGAAGAATTTTATTCTGTTTCCAATCCAGCCCTTCACGGGAACGAAGAATAGCACATGATTCTTTGCTGAGTGCGCCCATTCGTGCCTCTTTCAAAATCGTTTGAAAGACCACATCTTTTTGACGCTGAATCACAGTCAGTTCTAGCGCAGCGGTAATGCCCTCTTTCCACACATCGGATTCAAAGGCGAAGACCGTTTGTTCACCATTTTTATAAACAGGAGGAAGCTGGTAGAAATCGCCTACCAACAATACTTGCATTCCGCCAAAGGGTTTTTGATTGGAGCGTAATTTCTTGCCGATGCCATTGAGTTTATCCAGAAGTTCAGCCGTCATCATGGAGACTTCATCAATAATAAGCAAATCGGTACAGAGCCATTGACGCAGCGCTTTGCTATTTCTACGAATTTTGACAGAGAGCTCCTGAACTGTCCCTTTACCAAGACCAATTCCTGCCCAGGAATGAAGTGTTTTTGATTTTTGTCCGAGAAGAAGGGCGGCACAGCCAGTAAGGGCACACAATTGGACACGAGGATAGCGAACTTCATTTGGATTTTTTTCGAGAAGAAGACGACGTTTCAGTCCAGGAAATTCGGTTTCAAGGACGGAAAGGAGATAACTTTTTCCGACTCCGCCACCGCCTGTAAGGAAGACATTGTGACCTTGGAGAAGATAATGGAGAACAGATTGTTGTTCTTCGGTAAGCGTTTCAAGAAGTGACATGATTGTTATCTATTACGATCACAATTATGTATTCAATTTTATAGAATGTTATACTAAAGCAAATTGTGTATCATAGAACTCTTTATTTTTAAGATATTCTGTATGAATGTATGGATTTGTTTCTATTTGCTGTAATATCATGTTCATGAATTCACGTGCTTGTGGTCTGTCATAATGAAATAGACAGACATATTTAACAAATAGAAATTTAAAATACAGATGATAATCTATTTCTATATCAAAATTGTCATATCGTTTGAGAACTGCATTGCAACAATCAATACCTTCTTTGTGATATCCATGTGACAAATATTTATTTGCAATAAAGTTATAAATATAGTCAGTAGCTACATTAACGTTGACAAGATTATTTACCATATGTTGATAATCTCCATAGGATCTATTTATTTTATCATAGTGTTTATCAAGTATTTCTAGATAAAACATTTCTTCACCATGCCCATAACCTAACATCGTATGTTTGATGAATATATCCTTCAAATCTTTTAGTATTTCAACACCCACTTCTTTTCCTGTAATAAAGAATCCACCACAAACGATCCATTGGTATCGATTATAATATTCACGTAGATTTTCCTCTAATTTATATTTCCTATCACAAACATTTAAAGTTAATATGGAGAACTTATGTGGATCAGCATGTTTTAGAACATCTAGTAGCATATTATTTTTATAATTGGTGCAAATTCGTTTGAAATTTTCTCCAACAGCAATATCAATCCATCCAAATTTGGATGTATGAAATGGATTGATTTCAATTGATTTCAAAACAAACTCGAATTTATTGCATTGAATCAAATGACTTTCAGCACAGGTTCTTTCATCACGTGTTGGATGATATTTCTCTCTATTTTGTCTTACAATATCTACATATTTGAAACTTTCAAGCTCAGTAATATCTGATACATAATAACGAGTTAATTTAGTAAGACCAGCTTCTTCTCTTATTTTTTTGATAGAGTCTATGTATGTGGTATCTGTATAAATCATTAAATAACATGGAGTCTTTAATAAAGGTGTCATAAATAATATAAAATCATTAACACCTCGGCATTCTTTACGATATTTTGTTGCATCAAAACAGCAAGTAACAAGAGTACAGTCTGGAATCATTTATTATAGAAACCGGAATAAAAAAAGAAATAAAATACACACGATTTATTGTATTTTATCGGAATAGGTAAGGAATATATCATAATTTTCTTGACATATTTCTTTCCATACATAATAGAGAGTGGCTCCGTATATCATATTCGTTTTTAAATAAGAGAAAAAACGAAAATAAGCAGCTTTATTACTGTTAAATCGTTTGTACATTTCTTTCATCACAAAAATCGCACCAGCATGTCCATCACATAATCGAATCCATTGTAATTTATGGAGATGTGCATCGGTCATTCTACCCATAATACTACAGGATCATTTAAATTCGCATTTCTCTAGCATTGCCATGACCATCGGACCAAATTGTTTCTTTCCTGTTTTATCAAATTCCTTGACAGAATCGTTATAAATCTCTTCTAGCATTTCATTAAACTCCAGTGTTTTTCCATGGTATAAGACGGATATGGATTCGGTTACCTGTCTTATATCTTGTCTTTTAGACAGATGGTCCATACGTTGTAAAATATCAGTGTGTAATTCCTGGATGCGTTGACACTGGATAAGGGCATCTTTCCATTCTTGTTGAAGTTCATCGGATACTTCTGATCGATCAGTATCGGATGAAATAGAGGATGTATCTGACATCGTAACTACGTATATAGTAACTTTTTAGTTTAAGTAACATAAGGAGAAGAACGAAATGCGAGATAGCTGATGGGGGTGTGATAGGAAATCGTACATGCCATGACCGGTTTTTCAGAAGAGGTCCAAGAGACAAACCAGTGGGCAGGCATAAAGAGACAATGACCAGGACGCAAAATGACATCAATGAATTTCAAATCATTAACGAATGGTGTGTCTTTGATGGTAAGTTGAGAGGGGATACAGTCGACCCAAGAAGCGGGTAGGGAACTTTCCATGGATTCTGGCATGATCGTGACCATCATATCGCCATCCACAGGAAAGATGCACGTCCATGTGGCGAATGTTTTACGAAGTCCTACATTGCCTGCCCAACAGTGATAACGAGGAAACATCCATAATTTAAGGAGAGTGGGAATGATAACAGGATTCATCCATTTCTGTGCCCAAATGGAAATACCAGAGGCGTCGGCAATGATTTCTGCTTGGGCATATTTCCAAGGACATAGGGATGAAGAGGTGGCAGTGGAGAGCCATTGTTGTAAGGAAACATCTTTAAAAATAGGTAGTTTGGTAAAACAGGGACGTCCTTTCACATCATCGTGTGTCCAGAAGGTGGCGGAGGGAATGGATCGGACGACGAGTGGAACTTTTTCACCGAGAAGTTCGATGAGTTGATCGTGTTGTGTCCATTCCATCTGGTTGATTCGGAAATCACAGATGGCTTGTTTATAAAAAAAAGTAAGGATAAGAAAAAGAACACTAATAATCAGTATGATTTCTATCATATCACTAAAGGACACTTGTAACAAAAAAATCAAAATGTCACGCACTTAGAGCTCTTAGAGCTCTTAGTGACGAGATCGTCGTGTTTTAGAAAGGTGCTTATTTGTGACGGATTCGGCAACATGGCGACGGCGTGTGACAGCAAGATGTTTTGGCTTCACAGATTTGATGGGCTTTTCCGTAAGTGCTTTGCTAATTCCTGTATGTTGTACATTGTCTGTTTCCGTTGTTTCCGTTGTTTCCGCTACTGGCACTGATTCAACAGGCTTTTCCGAGAGGAGTGACAATGCTTTATCAATCCATATTTGGGGAAGTGATCCAGATCCTAAGGCTTGAACAAAGTAGGCATCCTCGGGCTTTACTTGTTGCTGTATGATTTCAATGAGACATTCTTCGATTGCATCTACATATTCAATGTCTTGTAGAACACCTAGATCACGAAAGGTTTGGAGCCATGCATCTTGATAGGATGCGGGATACTCCTTAAGAGTCAATTTGGTATCCATGGCAAATCCATAACGAATTCCAATTTGTGAAAAGCGCTCCTTCATATCAAAGGAATAACTGGGTCCAACAAGTTTATTCTCAGAAAAATCAACCGTTTTTTGAGCGATGTCTTCCATGATAATGAAGCATCCGTAGATATGATTTTGTAGTTGTAATGAATACAATCCAGACGTAGCCGATAGTTGTTGTTGGACAGCATTTTTAAGAACGGTGACGTCCATGCCTTTGGACGGAAGGTCCATTTCTATTTAGATCGTGGGCAAGTAGAACTCATAATAGAACGCATCATTTCTATCGTATAGTAGAATGCCAAGATCAAGTAAGAAGAAAGATAAATTATGGCCTCATAAATATTATCGTGGATTGACAAAAAAGCAAGCTCTGGAGCGTAAAAAAGAAATTAATAAATTTGGAGCGATGAAGACAAATGATCCAAAAGCGTATGTCGGATTTAAAACAGATGCATATGCAACTCGTAAGAAAAAGTCGTCTTATACGGTTCAATGGGATAAATTATTTCCTGACGCAAAATCGTTGAAAGAACGCTCACAAGTAACAGGAGTTCCTGAAAAATACTTACGTACCGTGTATAATCGTGGTATGGCGGCTTGGAGAACGGGTCATCGACCAGGTCAAACAACACAGTCATGGAGTTATCCACGTGTCAGCTCCTATTTACTGTGTGGGAAGGCACATTATACAGCCGATTCGGATCAAGTGCGATTGGCAAAAAAAGAATCAGCGAAAGCAAGAAAATGGTTCAAACGTTGTAAAACTTCGAAATTAACTATATAAGAAGTTCTAGAATCGTCGTCGCGTCGCCCATATAGGATAGTCATATCCATCATCCCAGTTTACAAAATATGTCTCATCATTTATGATAGCAGTACCATATTTTTTTCGTATAATGGACCATACACTTTGATCATGTCTATTCTCAATAAAATCAGGGTGATTACTACTATTTGATGGGCTATCATTTATTAAATCATAATGTTGAGAGGCTTCGTACCATTTATTTACTAGATCTACAGAATGGTCACATTTGCGAATAACAAATGCGGTAGCTATCAATTGTCCCGTTTCTAGATATTCATGTGCATCAAAGTGGTTAAAAATATCCATTTTTGTCCATAATTTTTCCATATACCCCATTTGAAAAGATAAAATACCATATTTACTATGCTGTACCATATCAAAATATTCGTATAATCTTTTTTTTCCGTTTATATTCATTATACATCCTGCATCGCAATAGACTAAAATATCATTTTCTTTCATTTTTTCTAATTGTTCTTTTACAAGATACGATTTCCATAACCAATATCCATAACCTTTATGATTTTCCTCTAAAAATGTTCCGTGTTTATCATAAAATTCTTTTTGACCCTTTATATATAGATCTGTTACACCAACAATATTATCAAATACATTACATTCGCTTGTTTGGGTACAAATTCTATTAACAGCATTATGATAATGTGAACCAGGTCCACCAAATGTTAAAAATGTTTTTTTAATCATATAGTATACCATTCTATTTTTATATATCGTATCTAACACTTGAATATTCCTGGAAGAAATCATCCGTATCTATCAGAAAATAGTCGTCATGTAAAAGGACATAAACTAATAGCACAATATTTATATAATAGAATGGAGTATACATTTGAATTTTCGCAAGGATCCGTCACACTAAATGAAGAACAGTATGAAGTCGTGACGAGTCCGCTCTCTGAAAATCAGAGGATTTTAGCATCAGCAGGTTCAGGGAAAACAACAACAATTACCGCACGAATTGCCTATTTGGTAGAAGAATATCTTATTGATCCGAGTAGAATTTTACTCGTTACATTTAGTCGTGCAGCGGCGAAGGAAATGATTCATCGTGTCCATCAATTGATTGGACCTGTCAAGATGTATGCGGGAACGTTCCATGCACTTAGTTCACAAATTATGAGAGAGCGTGCTCCCTTACATATGAAAGACCAGCCTTTTATTGATGAAATCCCCTACCGTTTGGTAAAATGGTTGGAGACAGCCGATGCGAAGAAATGGGTGAAGCGATTTCAGACGATTATTGTGGATGAGTTTCAGGACATCAATGAAATACAGTGGCAACTACTAAAAGGATTTTATCATCCAGGAGCAACGATGACAATTGTAGGAGATGATGCGCAAAATATTTATACGTGGCGTGGATCCTCCGTCGATTTCATTTTGAATTTTCATAATAAGATCAAGCGTGTCAAAGATTATCAGCTGTGTCAAAATTATCGTTCGACCGAGGCGATTGTGACGATTGCGAATTCAGTGATGCGATTTATTCCAACATTACCTTTCAAGGAGAAAATGATAGCGTATAAGCGGGGAGGAAGAAAGCCTGAAGTCCACTATTTTTTCCGATCATCGGATGAATGTGACTGGACCGTGCGTTCATTAGAAAAGTTATTGGAGTTATCCAAAAAAGAGAAGAAGGGATTCACATTCGCCGTGTTATCTCGTTATAATTCAGATCTCTTTAAGATTGAGGAACGTCTCCATCTCAAAGGAATTCCCTACCAGCTATGTACACAGTATCATCCTGATGCGAATCCAACCAGTCATCAGATTACATTGGCAACTATTCACGCATCAAAGGGTTTAGAATGGGACATTGTCTTTTTTATGAATTTACACGATGATGTCTTTCCCTCTAGAAAGGGAGATGAGGAAATCATATCAGAGCGTCGTCTATTTTATGTGGGAGTGACAAGAGCCAAGTTGGGTCTCTATTTGACGTATTCACGACAGGAGAGAGCTCTTTCACGATTTGTCAGAGAAATTCCTCGCCCTTTTCTCACCTTTCATAACGTAACATCCTTCAAATTGAGTACAGCGGAAGCAGCCACACCAATGATGAGTGTGGAAGATATGATTCGTGGATTTGATGGAGCGGATTGGAATACATTGCGTGAAAAGGGTCATGTTCCACATGTTGTTCAGCATACTACCGAAGCGATGTATCCCTTTGGCTATACAGCATGTATACCAGAATGGGTGAAGATGCATGATGCGAGGGAGACGTGGTTGGAGATGATGCGATTGGTGACGTTACGTGAGTGCGCCCTTCATCAGAATCAATTGGATACGTTATGTACACCAGAAATCAAGGAAGCTTTACTGACATTGCGGATTTATAGAGAGGACATTGAGTTTTGGGAGTTGTACGAGGCAGAATTGGAGCATTTGGTACATCATTTTATGAAGCACACCATTCAAATGCCAGCACTTGATTATGGAGATTTAGATACGTATGTGAAAACGAAGATGCCACATCTTACGTGGTCCATACAGGAAATGTCACATGCGCTTGTGATCATTGCGAAGATTCGTGGGCAATTGCGTCCATTACGTCATGCTGGGTTTGATTTGAATGAGTTTTCGTTTGGTGTGGTGCGTAATTCAGTGCCGACGGAACTGCGTCCTGAAGTATTGGCGAGTTGGCATCATCTGATGGATGGTACGAAGAAGACACATGATATCATGGGGGACATGTGGAGAATTGCGTCGATTTCATCCATTATCGAGGGGCGAAACATACCGTTGTATCAGTATGCGACGATTCATCCCTATCTAGTGGGAAAGGAGCAGCAGGAGATGGTGCGTGTGATAGAGAATGTGATACCGTCGTGGATCATTACGCAGGAGCGTCCAACCTTTCATTATTTATTTGAGGCGGAGGGGATTCGTCCCATTCGGTTTGATGTGATGACGGAGAAGTGTGCGTATTATTTCTTTTTTGATCCCGCATTTGTGCCGACGATGGAGGATAAGATACTACTTTTATTAAAACAGTATGCTTATGAGGAATTATTTGATCGTTCGTTGGAACAAATTGGATTTCTGAACATGTCGACGGGAATGGTGGTTCAATATAAGGTGACGTCTACCATACGCGCGCAGCTGAGCCAGATGTGGCAACACCTACAACGGAAGTACCATTTGTACCAGGAAACGTAGTGCTTCCGTATCCTTTAATGGGGCGTTCAGCGTCAGAACGATAGGTGATAGGAAGAGCACCGCCAGGCTGTTCAATGGGCCATTGAGAAATAATGGCTTGACGAGTGGGTTGCACTTCGTTGACACCTCCATGGGGCATGGGTTCACCTCGAGCAGAACCAGTGGGAAGGGCGTAGTATTTGTCAGCGCCATAGCGGTCTTGTTTGGTGGGATTGTTAAAGAGACGTCCACTTCGTTCAAAATATTTGGAATCATTTTCGGATCGGCAGGTGTAGACATCCGTGCGGAGAAGGGCTTGTGGCATCGATAATTCGCTTACAAATGCCGAGGAGATTGCTTTTCTCTCAGGAACAGTGCTACCAGGAACATATAAATCACCATATTCCTTGGGAATATACTTTGTACTGGGGCACCATCGATCGAGAGGGTGGTCAAGGGTACGAAGAACGGATTCTTTATCAATGTTATTGGAGTAGCGACCGGGCGGATAGAATTCACCACCCATTGGAAATACCATATTATTGGGGGGAAGTGGTGCTTCGATCATGGGAGCACTTGTCACGTAGTTTTTACAAACTTTCACCCAAGGACGAAAATCTTGGGGGAGACCCACTTTTTGTTGTGGAAGAATGTGTCGTAACATTTCAGTAGGGTCCCAGTGTGTTTTTAGGCAGACGGGTGGAAAAAGATTACCCTCTACATTTTGGAAGGGATAGGGACTGGTATGGGGCGCCTGACTCATTACTTAATCAAAATATTAAATTCTCACAATATACCCCTTTATTTTTTATTATTTGGATTATCCTTTGTTGTATAGGATAAATAAGGTGTTGCGTTGGGATTGCTAGGAATGGGTATGGTTGGATTGGGACCCCATCCTGTGGTGCGACTGGCTTGACTGACTTCTTCCTCAATATTAATGATCGCATTCCATTCTGTTTCTGCTTGTACAAAAGGATTGGCAAGCCATACAGGTGTGAGAGCAGCGTCATCGTAATAGATTTTAAAGGTAAAACGATCCAATTTTCCAAGCGGTGTTTCAAAGACGAGTGGATTTTGAAAGAGTGTTTGTGAATCACCTGATTTACCAATGCCAGTAAACATAATTTTGGCAAACATTAATTTTACCTGTCCAGTTGTTTCATTGCTAACGGCATAATTTTCAGGCATGGCAACATCTAAATTATTAAATCCCATTTCATCATTAATAGACATAAATAAATTGTTATTAAAAGCTGGCAAAATCGAATTGACTGTACTAATAATATTAGATCCATTACTAAGATTAAGTACACCTAAACGGTATGCCAATGTATTAATCACTGTATTTACGGGAAGACAGGAGTACCATGAAGAAATGATAGATTGTATTTCGGCACAACATGATTGTTCACAGTTGCATTCTAATTCTAAATCACAATATTGACAACAAGTTTTAGTGGGATCATAACAATTGCATTCAAAATTGCAATCATCATCATTTGGAGTTGCTCGTACGGTATTAGAAGGTGGTCCAACGCCAACTGAATTAACAGCACGCATGGTTACTTGATACATTGTACTATTGGTTAGTCCAGTGATGAGAAGAGGAGAATCAAGTGTACTTGCTCTTACATATCCTTCACCTCTCGTATATTGATATTCAGTAATAGGAGATCCACCATTATCAGGTGCTATAAATACAACTCTCAATTGTGTATTCCCTGAAATAATGGTGCTGATGATAGGAGCTTTTGGAATTGTACTAGAAATAGTATTTAAAATCGATGAATTTGTACTAACAGATGGCATAATAGTCAAATTGACATCAGACATTGCGGAATCAGATGAAGGCGATTGTAATGTTTGAAATGACATTGCAGAGACATTGGTACTATTGGTAGCAGCATTGCCCGATTTTCTTTTATGTGGTACAATATTTTGTCCAGGAACATAGAATTGTCGGTTGGTAATAAAACGAACAGGTAATCCCTGATTCGACATATAACTTTGATTTTGAATCATAGTTTGTGGCAATACATCATGATATTTGGTAGAAACATATTCATGATGTCGACTAGTAATAGCGCTATGAATAGAGGAAATGGTTTGATTGGTGCTTTGTATCGTAATATAATAACTGGAAAGAGTGCTATGATAATCTTGAAAGGATGAAAATTTCATAGGGATTCCTGCGTAGTTTCCATAGATACGACCGATCGTGCTCTGATAGCAGAACATCGATGTAAAATCGCTGTCTTCTTGTAAATCAGAAAGGCAATGAAAAGTAGATTCGATAGTAGAATGCATATCACCGCCACGATATTGATAACCTGACACCAAGTGATAATTTCCGAGAATTGTACTTAAATTGGTTTCTAAATGCTTATAAATACAATTATATTGTAATAGGCTTGATTTTAATGTTTTAAATGAATTGGTGTTAAATCCATGATCAGATAATTCCTGATTAAAAATAGTTTGATATTGTTTTTGAATATCATTGTAAAGAGAGGCATGAAGGGTATCATGAATTGTAATAAATTGGTTGGTAGATTCATTATGAATCCATTGATATTTATTAACATTTCGCAGTTCAAAGGTAAGAGTTTTCCGAAAGGTATCTAATATACTTTGATTCAATTGACCAATTTTATAATAGGTATCACTTTGTAGCCCCTCAAATGTTCCCATGACAAGATTCATAATCATATCAAATGTTAATGTACCAGTATTAAGAAATGGTTTAGCACGCTGTGTAGCTAATAATTCTTTCAGAATGGGATAATAATAGGCATTAAATGCGATGACTTCTGTAATTTCAGGAAATTGATCAATATGTTGCTGTGTATAATAGGTATTCATGATATTTTCTTTGGTATGAGCACCATATCGTTTATTATTGATTTTAGACGAAAAACATTCACCAGGTTCATTAAATAGTACAGAAATATCTCGTGTATTCATAAAAATATCACGAAATGCTTCGTATGTAATAATATTAAAGGGTGGTGTATTATTGGCTTGATAGGTTAATTCACTTCCCATTTGATTACGATTTGCATAAGCACCATCAGGAATAGAAATGGTTGTCATAAGAGGAGTGCCTGAAGCATTCATACGTCCTTCTTCTACAACACCCATGGCGGATGCATCTAACACGGCACATGTCGTCGTAATACATGTATCAAGACAACATGGTGCGATACTATCTTTTATTAAGGACTTAACAAAGGAACTGGTGAAAGCAGAATCTGCAGTTACTGTTTTATTTGTATTATTCGGAAATGCAATTTGTACTAGTTGTATTTTATTAATATTTTTATATACACGTGGAAGTTTAATCGTGAAATTCATAGGCGAGGGAAATACCTGATGATCACGACTATCGGAACGAACACAGAACAAGGAACTTCTTGTTGTTTTTGGTGGATTTAAATACACTAAATCCTTATAGGATGAAATGTCCGTTTTTGTATCATATTCCGCATATTGATTGGTAGGATTGTCTTTACTTAATTCTTTGGAGGGAATATTCATTGATTTGGATTCAAGAATCATATATCGAGGATCTTCTTGTCTCCGAATACGTGGATCCTCTGAATCAGATAAGTATTCGCTATCATCTGTACCGTCCGTACCATCTGAAACATTTGACGTATCAGAATCATACGGTTCGTAATATTGCCCAGGGAGCTGACTCATTCTATCTACAACGTATGCACACTATCTTTATATCAAAATATTAATAATGATATAAAGAACAGAACGTATGATAGGAATAACTGATGTCATCTGATTGGTTTGAATCCATCAAAGAAAATGCAAATAGTTTTGCCATCGGTAATTTAAATAAATTTCAAGTATCTCCTTTTGCACCTCAAAGTCTTTCAGGTGTTGAATCTAGTATAGATAATGTATCCTCTATTATTTCAACCTTTTTGGGACAACTTTCTACTATTATTGATTTGACTACCTATACATTATCCATTTCTACCATTGTACCCATTACAAATACTCTTGATCCATCACAAACTGTTACAATGAACGCAGTCACATTAAATTTTAATGCTGATAATATTAATGTAAATGCTACAAATGCTTTACGTATTTCAACACCGGTTGTTATTTTATCGACATTGACTGTACAAACGATTAACGTTTCTACCCTTATTGGGAGCACAATCACTGCGAATACAATGACATTGAATTCATCACTAACGGTTTCCTCCATTAGTACTGGGCTTCTATCAGCAAGTGCGATCACCTTTTCTACGCTAACAGGAAGCACCATCAATGCCAATACAATGACATTGAATTCATCACTAACGGTTTCCTCCATTAGTACTGGGCTTCTATCAGCAAGTGCAATCGCCTTTTCTACGCTAACAGGGAGCACCATCAATGCCAATACTATGGTATTGAACTCATCACTGACGGTTTCCTCCATTAGCACAGGGTTTCTCTTCGCAAGTACCATTACCTTCTCTTCATTAATAGGAAGTACCATTAATGCCAATACCATGGTATTGAACTCATCACTGGCAGTTTCCTCGATTAGCACAGGATTTCTCTTCGCAAGTACCATTACCTTCTCTTCATTAACAGGAAGCACGATCAATGCAAATACCATGACATTGAATTCATCACTAAGAGTTTCTTCCATTAGTACAGGGTTTCTGTTTGCGAGTACAATTGCCTTTTCTTCGCTGATAGGAAGCACCATCAATGCAAATACGATGGTATTGAATTCATCACTGGCGGTTTCCTCGATTAGCACAGGAGCTCTCTTTGCAAGTACCATTACTTTTTCATCGCTCATAGGAAGCACCATCAATGCCAATACCATGACATTGAATTCATCACTTGCGGTTTCCTCGATTAGCACAGGGTTTCTCTTTGCGAGTACGATTGCCTTTTCTTCGCTGATAGGAAGCACGATCAATGCAAATACCATGGTATTGAACTCATCACTGGCGGTTTCCTCGATTAGCACAGGGTTTCTCTTTGCGAGTACGATTGCTTTTTCTTCGCTGATAGGAAGCACGATCAATGCAAATACCATGACATTGAATTCATCATTAAGAGTTTCTTCCATTAGCACAGGGTTTCTGTTTGCGAGTACGATTGCCTTTTCTTCGCTGATAGGAAGCACCATCAATGCCAATACGATGGTATTGAATTCATCACTGGCAGTTTCCTCGATTAGCACAGGAGCTCTCTTCGCTAGTACGATTTCTTTTTCATCGCTCATAGGAAGCACTATCAATGCCAATACGATGGTATTGAACTCATCACTGGCGGTTTCGTCGATTAGCACAGGAGCTCTCTTTGCAAGTACCATTACTTTTTCATCGCTCATAGGAAGTACCATCAATGCCAATACGATGGTATTGAATTCATCACTGGCAGTTTCCTCGATTAGCACAGGGTTTCTCTTCGCAAGTACCATTACTTTCTCTTCATTAATAGGAAGCACCATCAATGCCAATACAATTGTTTTCTCCTCACTCACAGGAAGTACCATGATAGCAAATACCATGACATTGAATTCATCACTAACTGTTTCCTCGATCAGTACAGGAGCTCTCTTTGCGAGTACGCTTACCTTTTCCTCACTCATAGGAAGCACCATTAACGCCAATACTATGACATTGAATTCATCACTGGCTGTTTCCTCAATCAGTACAGGAGCTCTCTTTGCGAGTACGATTCGCTTTTCATCGCTATCAGGAAGCACCATTAACGCAAATACTATGATATTGAACTCGTCACTGGCTGTTTCTTCGATTAGCACAGGAGCTCTCTTTGCGAGTACGATTATCTTTTCCTCACTCATAGGAAGCACCATTAACGCCAATACTATGACACTGAACTCGTCACTGGCTGTTTCCTCAATCAGTACAGGAGCTCTCTTTGCGAGTACGATTAGCTTTTCATCGCTATCAGGAAGCACCATTAACGCAAACACAATGACACTGAACTCATCACTGGCGGTTTCCTCGATTAGTACAGGAGCTCTCTTTGCGAGTACGATTAGCTTTTCCTCACTCATAGGAAGCACCATCAATGCTAACATGATGGTATTAAATTCATCACTGGCTGTTTCGTCGATCAGTACAGGGTTTCTCTTTGGGAGTACGCTTACCTTTTCATCGCTATCAGGAAGCACTATTAACGCAAACACAATGATATTGAACTCGTCACTGGCGGTTTCCTCGATTAGCACAGGGTTTCTCTTTGCGAGTACGATTAGCTTTTCCTCACTCATAGGGAGCACCATGACAGCAAACACTATGACATTGAACTCATCACTGGCGGTTTCCTCCATTAGTACAGGGGCTCTCTTTGCGAGTACGCTTACCTTTTCATCGCTATCAGGAAGCACCATTAACGCAAATACTATGATATTGAACTCGTCACTGGCTGTTTCCTCGATTAGCACAGGGGCTCTCTTTACGAGTACGATTCGCTTTTCATCGCTCATAGGGAGCACCATGACAGCAAACACTATGACATTGAACTCATCACTGGCTGTTTCCTCGATCAGCACAGGGTTTCTCTTTGGGAGTACACTTACCTTTTCATCGCTATCAGGAAGCACCATTAACGCAAATACCATGACATTGAACTCATCACTAGCTGTTTCCTCGATTAGCACAGGGTTTCTCTTTGGGAGTACGATTAGCTTTTCATCGCTATCAGGAAGCACCATTAACGCCAATACAATGACACTGAACTTATCACTGGCTGTTTCCTCGATCAGTACAGGGTTTCTCTTTGGGAGTACGATTGCTTTTTCCTCATTAACAGGGAGCACGATATCATGTAGTACCATACTCAATCTTAGTACAATCAGTACAAATAATACAGGACCTCTTACAATTATGAATGATGTAACGATTACAGGATGTGCACAATTTCGAGGATGTGTCTCTACGATTTCTACCAATTTGGTATTGGATTCGAATGTATGGGGAAAATATTTGTTTGTGAATAAGGCAGAACAAGTATTAACATTATCACTAAATACACTTGCGTCATCTGGAACCTATATGGTGATTAAAAATATCGCATCAACGGTTGGTAATAATATAACAGTGAATGTTACACCCTATGGAGATTTTAGTACGTTTACCATTTCATCCTTTTCTACATTACGACTAATGAGTATGCCAAGTGGATGGTATTCGGTATAATTTTAATATGTATAGATAGTACGAATGTCATCTGGTGATTTTACATTTATCACGCTTCGAAACATATCAGCCTATCAAACAAATAATGCATATGTTCCGAATGATTATTTGCTAACAATGAGTACAAATGGTAATGCACGATGGACAAATAATGCAAACCTTAATATGATTACTGCATCTACTATATCATCAAATAGTATCTATGGAACGTATATGAGTACAAATATACTGATAGGAAATGAAATGATGGTAAACAATATGGTTGGAGAAACGATTACAGGAAGTACAATAAGAGCAGATACATTTTCCACTTTACAGAATACCTTTTCTAGTATGATCATGTCACCTGCGACCTTTACAACACCAACGAACTATACAAATACAACACCTAGTACAACATCATCGATATTGATTAATATTGGAGGAACCATGTGGAAGATTCCGATTGAACGTATATAAAGTATCCATTACTATCATTATCTTACCGCAAATCAATCTCTCAGTGAGAATGAAATAGAAAACAAAAAAACGAAAGCCTTAGGATCATGCGCATACAAATCAAATCTTAAATATCCGGACCAATCAACAGGATGCCAGCAGGTGGAGGGTTATTACAACTTGTCGCCACGGGAAAGCAAGATTTATTTTTAACGGGAAACCCCCAAATTAGTTTTTTTAAAATGGTATATCGTCGTCATACGAACTTTGCAACCGAATCGCAGCCGATGTATTTTGATGGTACACCAAATTTCGGACAACGAATTACCTGTTTGATTCCACGACGTGGTGATTTACTAGGTAAAGTCTATTTAGATGTCACCTTACCGCAGATCAGAGATACGTCTGGTAATATCTTATCCTATACGAATTCCATTGGAAATGCTTTGATTCAAGAGATTACGTTTGAGGTAGGAGAGCAAGAAATTGACAAGCAAACGGGTGAATGGATGGAAATATGGACACAGTTAGCGACGCCAGTAGGACAGCGTGATGCATTAAATGAGATGATTGGACGTGTGGAATTATACAATCCTCCGAATCTTGTTCCAGGTCCACAGTCTGCAGGATTGCGTTTGTTGATTCCGCTTCAGTTCTATTTTTGTAACAATCCTGGTCTCTATCTTCCATTGCTTGCCTTACAGTATAGTCAGATTCGTATTAATATCACGCTACGTCCTCTTCAACAATTATTTTGGGTGCCACCGCCCATTAATCAAGTAGATTGGGTACCGGCTTGTTCAACATCGGTGGATTGTACGTCACAGATTGTAAATATGATGTTGTGGGGTGATTATGTGTATTTGGATGTGGAGGAGCGACGTATGTTTGTGAGTACGTCACATGAATATATTATTGAACAGGTACAATATACACCACCTTACTCTATTACAGCGCAGCAGACAACTGCCACGATTTCAGTGGAATTTAATCATCCCATTAAGGAATTCATCTTTGTGGTGCAACGTGATGCAATGATGAATCGCAATGAATGGTTTAATTATAGTAATTTGGCAATTGGTCAGTCGACGCCAGCATTGGTACAGCCCTATTTGAATTCAAACGCTCCAGCGGGTCGTATGGATCTAATCGCAACAGCCAAGTTACAATTGGATGGGTATGATCGATTTATGGAAAGAGTGCCCCAATATTTTCGTTTGCAGCAACCCTATGATCATCACACGACAACTCCGGTCAATGCCTTTATTTATAATTACTCTTTTGCGTTACGACCAGAGGATGCTCAACCCACAGGAACCATGAATGCGAGTCGGATTGACAGCATTGTATGGCAGATTCAAATGAATCCAGTGCTGAGTAATCCTATCATGCCTGCTTCAGAACAGCGAGGAAATTGTCATATTGTCGTATACGGACATAATTATAATGTATTTCGTGTGATTAATGGTTTTGGTGGATTACTCTTTACGATTTAAATCGAGAAATGAAATGAAGAATAAGGAGAGGTAAAAAAGTCACAGTAGAGAGTAATGGGATCGTCGGTCTCCAATCTTAAATTTTGGGAAGATAAACCCCCACTATTTGGTAATAAAGAAGAGGCGGCAAATGATAGCATTTATTTGTCCTATAATGTATTTCTTGGACTATCGATACTAGGAGGATATTTAGCATTAGATCATTTGTATTTACGGTCCCCTGTTACCTTTTTGGCAAAAATAATTGTGAATATATTTTGTTTTGGAGTATGGTATTGGTATGATGCATTACAAGCAATCTGGAACAGTGATGTCATTAAATTATATGGATTATCGGTTCCACTATTGGGACCCAAAGGAATTGGAGCAGGAGTGCTATCAAAAGAAAAGCCGAGTAAATTACATTGGAATTTCCTGATTTATTCCATGTGTCTTCTCTTTGGGGGAGCAATTGGTCTGGACTCTTTTTTGGTGGGAGACAATCGTTCAGGATTGATTCGTCTTATTTCACTGATCAGTGTCATAGGCACTCCTATTGCGATTGCTTGGTGGTGTTATAATTTATTTTGGTATTTTACGGATACAGAATACATCATTAATATGAATGGTCCTTATTTTGGAAGAGAAGGTGGTTCATTTGTATCTAAATTATTAGGATTTATTCCTACTTTTTTGGTGCCCATTATTGAATCATTTGTTGCCCCTGTGACAGCTACGATTGGATTAGCGAATAATACAGTACAATTGGCACAAATGAGTGTTGATAAATTACCTGAAGTTGCAAATACAGTTGCAGGAACCGTGAAGGGGTTGATTGATGCATCTCAACAAGTGGGTACGATTACGCCATTGGCGTCACTTGCGACGCCTGACGCATTACAGGCATCCTCTAATAAACAACGGATGGCAGGTGGAGGTGAAGACTTAAACGCATTACCCTATACCCTACTAGGTACGGTTGCCTTTATTTCTGTCGCTGGATTTGCTGCGACATATTATCGATCCAAAAAAAATGTCAAACAAGCAGATGATTCCCCTCCCGAGCCAAGAGTTCTTCGAAAGCCTCATCAAGAAAAATCCACAGGTGCCGCATGATCCGATCACGATCATTAAATTTACAGCCAAATGGTGTGGACCTTGTAAACGTATTGATACCAATCTGTTACTTTCTTTGAGCGATAAGATTAAATGGTATGAGTGTGATTTGGATGAAAATGATTATACACCTGGTTATTGTGGAGTAAAGTCTATTCCATGCTTTCTAGCGATTGTGAATGGTAATTGTCAGCCTCTCCTTCAATCATCTGATACGATGAAAGTTATGCAATGGATCAAGGGTGGATTTAAACAGTAAAGTAATAAAATAATAAATAGCACAATCACATATTATAAAAATATCATATGTGATGGTAATAAAATGATTATGGTTTGAAAAAATAGCACATGTACTTACCCAAATGGGTATATTGACTACAACGGTGGAGAGTGTGATCGGAAAGGGAGAAAGAAGATGGAATAAGACGGCGTTTGTTTTTTTGGAGTTCGGAAAGGAAGAAGTCGCCAAAGGCGCCTGAATGAGATTGTCGTTCAGGATGCCAAGCGACTCCATAGATGGGATAGTATTTTCCTTCGATGGCAGCAATGTATTCTTTTCCTTTTTCATCGATACTCGTTGCTAAAATGTGATAAAATCGTGTTAAATGGAGATTATCCATAAAATCTGCAACGGACATACCATAATCATGATGTTGTAGAGTGGATTTCTTATGTTCTAAAAAATGGAGATACTGTGGAGAAAAAGAGTGAAACATACGTGATTTCTTTCCATCAGGTGTTAATTGAATGGGATACAGTCCATTTGCCACATAGCGTTTGAATGTCATGACACCACCAATCACAGTAAGTAACAATTCATATCCGAGACATGTCCCCCATATTGGAAAATAGAGATGAGGTTGTAAAGAAAGTTCAACAAATCGTGTGATGGAATGGATGAAGGCTTTATTTTTTAGAATATAACCCGTTTCTCCTCCAGGAATGAGAAGTCCATGTATCATGGTCATATATTCTTCGTGTTGCGTGGTATCATATGGAATGAGAAGGACATGTACGCCACGATCCATAAACCAGTCAACATAGGATTTCATCACATGAGAAGAACCATATTTTATCTTTTTTGAATGAGGAATGGTAAGAATTCCAACACAAATAGGCGATTTGAGAGCTGTCTTTCTGGTAGATCGCCGTATCGTACTCATCGATGTCCTACTAATTAGCAAATAAAAGACGTCCACGACCACCTGTCACTTCATACACATCCCATCCTTCTGTAAAAACACGAAACTCCGATTTGCGTTGCGTTAATGTAGGATTCGTATTAATATTTGCTAACTCCACATATAATGTAGGACGATCGGCTGTTGTAAAATTCACAGTTCCTTCTGGCGCACGTGGAGCAGGATAAATCGTACCATATTGCTCTCCACGTGACCATTTCATACTACCGATTTCTTTTCCACTCGCTTTTTCATCCTTCACCAACTGAACCATATTTTGCCATAAAAAAGGTTCATGTAATAATTCACGATCTCGCCCAGCAATCACCAGTTTCATGCGATAATAAAATGCACCATAAGGCTC